ATGACAGATGAAGAGCTAAAGCAGGAAATTGAGAAAGTTAAAAAAATGATTTCAGATTATGAAAGTTTGAAAACGGTGATTGCTCCAACTTCTGAAGAGTATGAACGACAGATGAACATTTTGCTCGACAGGCTGGGCAATCTATTGAAGATGAAAGATTAACAAAAAGCCCCTCTTGGGAGGGGTTTTGAAACTATACGATATGGATAATTTACAGGAAAAATTAGCAGAACTGAAAACCTATATAGGGAAAACGGACGAAGAAAGCAAGGCCAGATTCGATTCCTTGTCTGCGGAAATAAAGGCAATGAAGTTGACGGATGAAGAGAAAACCATCTTCAGTAACTTTATGATGCAGGGACTGGAGGATATCAGTAACAGTATGGATGTCATAGAACGGGAATTAAGAATCAGGGAACAGCTAAAAGAGGCTGTTGAGATATTGCCTTTGGCTTATATTGCTAGAAACTACTTTGGAAAGAGTGCATCTTGGCTGTATCAGCGCATAAATGGATATAAGGTGCGAGGAAAGGTCTATACGCTGAATCATGAGGAAATAGGTATCTTCAACCGTGCACTGAAAGAAATAGGAGAAAAAATAGGCTCACTGTCCATTACTGGTTAATGGCTGTTTCTTATGACACCTGATCCCCATGGTTGAGCTGCCATGGGGATTTCTTTTTATTGGATAATGCCGAGAAAATTCATATCTTTGCAGTCACAAGTATGTAGAACATAATTCTTAGTGCTTGGTTTGACTTTGGTGAGGGGGTGGTTCCCCTCACTTTTTTTATATCGGAAATCTTTGTTTATTGTTTAGTATAATGTCTATAAATTGTATGACACCTTTGAGGTTATATTATGTAGAAGCAATGTCGCATCTATATAAACAATTTCATAATGAGTAGAATTATAAAGAATTGTCCATGTACGTTAGAAGTATGGAGTGGTCCAGATGAACCGATTTTAAAAGAATGGAATATGTATTTTAACTGTAAAAATGAAATAAAAGAGTATTTAAACAGTAAACTTCAAGAGTTTAAAGGGAATATGGTAGAATGTTATGTTTATCAACTGCATAAGGGCAAACTTAGTGAAGTATCGGTGTGTTTGGAAGTAAAGTAAAGAAAGTTTCCAGAAGGATATTGAAAAGGCAGCTTATTCGGCTGCCTTAGTTTTTTTTCTTTTGGGACTCATTATATCCTAAATTGCCCCAAATACATATTATGATTTTATGAGAGGATAAAAATATTCTAGTTCAGTTTAAACTGAATAACCCCTATTTTTTCACTTTTAGCTCCTTAATAATGTATTATAGTGTATATACTACATAGAGCAGTTTTGATTTATTCAATTATTTTAATACATTTGTGTCATTAAGTATAATATCAATCGTTGTAGTATGAAAATAAGTATTTTTTCTTATGCATTATTGTGTTTGTTGGGAATTTCGTTGGCTTGTTGTGAATCCAAAGATGAAAACTTAAAAAGTGGAAGTAGTCCAAATGACAAATGGGAATTTGCTTATGAAAAAAATTTTGTAGATAGTTTAGATGCTATTTATAATAAAAAAGAAGGTGTTATAGCATTATTTGGTTATAAAGATATTCCTACTGGATTAAATATTACCAATGAAGACTTTATTGTGAATAAAGGACGAATTATTTGTATAACAAGAGTAAATAAAGATACTCAAACTCTTGATGAATCTATGGCAACAATAATTGTATGTGATTCAACTTTATTCCCTATACGTATTGCAAATAAAGATATAAACATTATTGCATCGAAAAGAGACGAGTATCACTTTGATTGTATTTTTTATAATTTGCAAAAAGATGAATGGATAGAATGCAATAATCTTGAATATAATTTGAAGAATATCGAAGAAGTTTCTTCAACTCGTGCTTTAGCAACAGGAGGATATTCTGAATTTAATCCAAATAGTGTATTAAAAGTAATAAGTATAGCAACTAATATTGTAAATGGAATACGAAAAGGATGGAGCGATGATGTATTGGGGTTCTTTTATGAAAATTTGCAGATTTTAAGCCAATATAACGATGAGGTTGGATTAGCTGTAGGTGTAATTGCAACACCTGGGTGGTTTAAACTTCTTCCCGTAGCTGAATATTTAACAGCGAAACTCGATAAGTTGATTCTAAAAGAAATGGGGAAAGTACATTTTACACTTGAAGACCCTAAGATCATAGACGGAACTACATGCGAAATTTTTTATGAAATTGACGGGCTTCATCAATATGGAATTGTAAATACTGAAATTGGAATGGAAATATATAATAAAAGTGGATATTTCAATTATTCTTCATTAAAATCAGGAAATTATAAAGGTTCGCAAATTTGGGCAAATCTGTCAACTGGTCAATATACAGTCGAACTTTATGTAAGATCTAAGAAATTTCAATGGTTGGAATTTCGAGCTATGAAAACAATTTATATGTTTGAACTTGAATTAGACCATTATGACATTAATCCTAAAATAAAATATGTCAATGATGAAGTAACTTTTGATATTGATGTATATTTAAAGGGAGATAACAATGAATTGAACGAATGGATAAAACGTGGAGTACAATTCGGATATTATATAAAATATTCCAATAATACCCCTGAATATTATCCAGTTGCAAATTTTTCATCAATATTTGAAATGACTCCATTAACATGTAAATTGATTATAAATAAAAATAATTTCCCAGAGGAATATAAAAATTATTCAACTTATGAAGCAATCGCTATAGATTATTATATCGGAACTTATGCGACTTTTAGCAAAGATAATATTACTCATTTGGATGAAAAGCCGATAGACGGTCTTATTTATAAAGAAAAGCCTTTCACCATAACACAAGAAACTATATCGACAACAGAAACGTCGGCTACATTGGTATGTGAATATGGCAATAATTCCTTTTGGAATCTTACATGTGGAGTTGAATATTATTGGAAAGGAAATAAATCTGAAATAGATTTAGGACCTTTAGAAGATGGGGAACACAAAATAACGTTGACTGGATTAAAACCTAGTACAACATACACTTACAGATCGTTTATGAAACATGGGAATAAATATTTATATGCTGATAATGAAAAAACTTTCACTACAAATAGTGGTTGCCACATAGATTTTAATATTGAATATCCCAATTATTCAGATTCCAAAGCGGATGAAGTTGTATGCAGAATTGCCCTCTTGCCTGTTTATGAAAATGAGGATCAACGTAATAGTATAATAAAAAAGTATGCAGTATTATATAAAGACGGGAAAGAAGTAACAAGGTCATCATATGAATATTCAGATAGGATTATATTGACACATGTATTTAAACGTGAAGAATTGTCAGTAGACTATGTGAACTATACTGCTGTACCTAAAGATGGACATTGGCAGGCATCAATGGAATTTGAAAAACTGAATGAAAAAGGGGAAATTATAACTATGCCAACTGATGTTATGAAAGATGTGAATTTGAAATATGACACTAAACCGGTGATGGTAATTTATAAATGTGATATTGGTCGTTGTGATGCCTACCCAGACCCCAATTATACACATGATGAACATCGTTTCTTAATTAAAATGAGTAGTTTTACAAGAGGATCATTTTGGCGCAAGTCTTGGATAGGCATTTCTTCTAATGAGGTTATAGATGGAAAAGTCCATTGGTTTGGAGATGATTTTTCTTTAGGAGGAAACTGGGGAGTGGATTATACTAATAACAATAAACCGAATCAGTTATTGATGGAATTTAAAGACTATAATGGGAATGTTATTAAAAGTAACTCCATACCAATTCAGACAAATGAAAAAGGATGTGTTATAGAAAGTCATTATGATAATACTTCTGAGGTTATATCAAAGTATGGCAAGCAATGGAATTTCTAGGATGACATTTTTTACTAGGAATAATTTTAACGGTATGAGGCTGTCTTAAAAATGAGACAGCCTTTACTTTTGTTGCAAAAATAGCTTCTATTTTAACCCCACAGGGCATAAATACGAAAATCCCATTTTCCCCAGTTGATTGTATAATCCGATTGGAAAATTAAAGGCTGCTTATTCGACTGCATTTTCAAGGTTCTCTCTGATTTGTTGGAGCATCCGGAAAGCCTCGGCCATCTTATAGTTGCCCAGACATTGCTTAGCCTGCATGATACAACTTTCAACAGTAAGTTTCAAATCCGGGGTAAAAGCCGCTTTGTTAATCTGCATTTCTTTTGGAAGTTCATCAGCATGGTTATTGAACCATACGATCATTTCATTCAATTCCTCTTCGGAATAAGATTCTTTTTTTTCAGCCATAATACATAAGTTAATGTTAGTTCCGGCAAAGATAACAAAAAAAGTCCCGACTCATCACGAGCTGGGGCAGTCCAATTTATAAATTTAAAGTCTTATTATGAGGAATCATTATTACGCCAATGTTTTTTCGTCACCAGCCCAACAATAATCAGTACGGTTACACAAACACAGGCAAAACCTATTTGTTTAAGCAGCGTGGATTCTTTTTTCTCTTTTATGGTTTCTGACCGGTTTTCCTCACGGGTATTGGAAGTGGTTTCCTTGTCAGCTTTCACTTCCGTACTGTCTTTGGTTGCAGTTTCCTTCTTTCTATTCTTGCTGAAATCACCTTCTACGTGACCATCAGCCAGTAACGGAGGTTTCCCGGTCAGGCTGTCGGGCGGTTTTCGGGTATCATAGATACGAAAATCAATCACATAGTTACTATTAGTGGTAATGAGTTCGCTCAAAGAAGTACTTGATCCGTGTATGATGTTGACAGATTCACGTGTACTATCTTTCTGTATAATCTCAGTGTCTGAATTGACAGATTTATACGAGCTGCCACATGATCCGAACAACAGGAACAGACACATGAAAGGAGCCAGCAATATGTGCCGGCTTATCCAGTTCATAACTCTAACCAACATAGTCTACAACTTAAGAACTTGCATCCTGTTATTTCCGTCAGCCCGATAACTGACGTGCACCCAAGCGAAGTTAGACTCGTCAATCAATTGATCATAGGGCAGGTTCTTGCGGATATATTCAAATAACAGCTTGTTTTGCTGTCTGTCTCCAGTGTCAATATCAGCAGCTTCCCCCTTCATGTGCTGCGAGGTCTTACTTCCCTTGACGGCCGCATTAAGTTCCGGACAGCGATAACCACTGTTTACTGTTATAGGCTTTCCCCACCATGTGCGTAACGGGTCCAGTACGTTGTCCACCAAGGCAGTCAGAGCAGTCACATGCTCCTGTCTGCATCTGTTATTGATACCCAAGCGGTCAGCAGTTGTTGACTTGCAGAGTTCCGCAATCGTAAAAAACTTCATTTCTTTTCCTCCTTATCTTTAATTAATGTAGCCCTGCGTGGTGGAATACGACGGCCGCATTCGCTGTCGGGCCTGTCACAACGGTTATGTTCGGCATCTTTCAATTGCAGTTCCAGCTCGTGGCACTTATGAATCCATGCCAGCTTATCAGACTGTTCATTACGAAGCTCAACGTATAACGCATCAATCTTGGCGTCACGCTGGGCGATACGTTCTTCCAGCCAGTCAACCTGCTTGCGCTCGTTCTCATCCTCCATTGAATCGGCGGACGCATCCTCTTTCCGTGCGTTAGTCTTGCGGTTCACCCAGAACGTGACACCCCAACGGACAGCCTCCAATCCTCCGAAAGCCCCGATTATAGCCAACCAGTCGTTTAATTCCATTCTGTCTATTGTTTATCTGATTATAATACTACTTCAAAGATATGTCTATTTACTTACGTCATTGTTGCAGAATTACTTAAATCCATTGCCACGATATGACAATAAAAAAGAGCCTGATGACAATATTTATTGCCATCAAGCTCCTGGTTACACTGCAAAGATAGTGAAAACTATTCCATATTCAATCCATATTGAAAAAAATAATCAGGAGCAATATTTCGATTATCCGAAGAAATTAAAGAGTCACAATATTAATAGAAAACAAATAGGAAACATGAAATCTACCGGTTGTCTATAAAATCAGATGTTCTCAAGCCTTTATCAGGAAACATCTTTACTTTTTTCCTTTTCCTTTGAACATTTTTCAAGTCACGCACAATGGTGCTGGAAAGTACCTCCGAATAAATCTGTGTGGTCTTTACGGAAGTATGTCCGAGCAGCTTCTGGACTGTTGTAATCGCAACTCCCTGATGAACCAGCAGGGTGGCACAGGTATGACGGCTCACATGGTAGGTTATCCGTTTTTTGATACCACACAATCCGGTCAGCTTTCGAAGCTGCTTATTCACTTCCGAGTTACAGGGTAGGGATACAAGACTACCTATATCCGGATAACGGTCAAGAATGCCCAATGCCCTGCTTTCAAACAGCAGATGTAACGGCAGACGGATTTCCACCCCTGTCTTGACGGATTTGAAGTACAGCCACCGTTTGCCGTTTACTCTAATGAAATTCTCAGGTGTGAGCTGGCAGAAGTCAGAATAGCGCAATCCGGTATAACAGCAGAACAGGAAGGCATCGAGCACATGGCGCATGGACTTCTCTTCCACTTCGACCGTTTCCAGCTTCTTCAGCTCGTCCGGGGTAAGAAACTCATGTCTGCCTTTCTCCTGTTTGATTTTGTACTTTCTGAACGGATAAGCGTCCGCGTGCATATATCCCTGGTTGATTGCCTCATTGACCAAGGTACGGAGCTGTCTCATGTGCTTGGCTATCGTATTGACCGCATTGCCCTTTTCCCTTAAATATTGCTCAAAATCACGAAGGAATGTATAGGTAAGATCCTTGAAGTCCAATCCGGAACGGAAGTCATTCAGGACCGCCAGTGTCGAGTGCAGGTTGTCCTTGGTGGACTGCTTCTTGTCCGAATTGTCAATGGCTGATTTGGCGAAAGTGGAGAAGCTGACATTCACGGCACTTTTCTTCTTGACAGCATCCTTCAGTAGTGAGAGTGTGGCAGGTATTCCGCGCTTCCAATACCCCAACTCTATGCCTTGCAGATACAGGATGTATTCATAGAGCATTGCGTTGAGTTCGTTAGATTGGGGGTGGTTAATGACTTGTGCCCCCTCACGGCTCCAGCACTCCGGTTTGAGGTAAACATTGGTCTTCAGGTAGATTTTCCTTTGGTTCAAATAGGCTTCAACCTGTACAAGGGCCGTGCCTTGCTTATTCAGTTTCTTTTGGCGGTTAAAGACCAACCTGTATCGTATCTTCTCTAGCATATTTTTATTTTAAATTTAGCTATTTCCTCCAAAATAATCAAATTCGACAATATTAATCTTATAATCTTGACCTGGGAGAACTAATGAACAGTTTGAAGCTGTTCCCTTTCATGAATAAAGGGAGATTAACAGGAACAGATGACTTAAATAATGTATTAACATCAGGAATCTATGAAATTAGTGCCCCTACAACAGGGGTACTAAATGGGAAAGATATTCAATACGGAATCTTAATAGTATTCTCAGCAGGACAAAGAATACAGTTATTAGGTAATGGCTTATACGGAAATGCATATTTTAGGACAGGTAGAGATAATGGAAGATGGTATGATTGGGTATCTATATATTGACATAAAATCTATTCGAAACGAGAGCTGGGAGAACTTTTGCCACTTTCGACAAATACTAATAAGGGATTAACAAGGAGAACAGCATATTTTGATTTAATTCAAGGCAAATTATACAAGATAGCATATAAAGAGGAACTATATGTATATAAACCTGTAATATGCTTACTATATGTGCTAAGAAATGGAATATCGTCTTGCTATGTAGCTTCATTAAGTGGGTATCGTAATGGAGTTTCCCATTTTAAATTGATATGTGGAAATGATATCCAATTTAAGCTGTATCAAAAGTTGAATAGCGCTAATTATTTTGACATCATGCTGGAATGCCCTGATAATTCAGCTGGCATTATGGAGATAAAAGCCATGGATGATTTAACGGTTATTGAAACGACAGAACCATTAAGGGATTGGCAACAAATTGCAACAGAATAATAGCATAAGTTGAGAGCTGGGAGAACTCATCGGGATAAATGATACGTGGTTAAGGTTCAGAGATCAGAAAGGAATAGAATCTCAAGACGAATTAGATTCTATGCAATATAGCGGAATATACTTACTATCACAAAATTCAAAATTAGAATATGTCCGTAATCGTGTATTAGTTGTAATCGGCAAACCTAATATCTGTTGTATTCAGAATCTATATAATTATAGCGGAGATATTTATAAATATCGAGTGAAATGGTTTAGTAACAGTTGGGGTAATTGGCAAACCGTATCTTTGACATGATTAAAAAACGGGTGGTCCGGTACAAGCCGGTGCCACCCGATCCTGATATGCACAACGCCATGTGCGGTGCAAAGGTAATCCATGTTTCTAAGAAGCCAATACAAAAGACCTAAAATCTCCCCATACCCCATTATAATTACGGCGGAAACCAACAACATCCTCACCTAGACGGAATGTCATTTGAATGACATATCCTTGTCCATCGTTAAAAACTATCATTATGGAATAATTTGAAACAACACTAATTCCGTCTCGTCCGAATACATGATACATTCCGCTTGCAGTTGCACTATTTACCTCTTCGTCTGTACTTAATATACCTTTGGGCATAAACGGGAACAGCTTCAAACTATTCATCAGTCCTCCCAGGTCGGTTACGAAGTAAATTTTATGTCAATTATTACTGTGAATTATTATCTTAGGATCTTCCCAAGTTGAAACGTCTGGATAATTCCTTTTTCTAAATATTAATGTTCCGTCTATTGCTATTCCGAAGATGAAAACAGCATCTTCTAATTGTTTTATAACCAATCCTTGAACGACATTACCGTAGAATCCTTCTCCAGCAAAAGCATTGAAATTGGAAACGAAAGGTTGAATTGTTTTTATAGGCATTTCATTTACAAAATCCGTAAATTCACTCCATGAAGAAAACGATTTTGTTCCCTTCGGATTTCCCAACAGTTCTCCCAGGACTTTCGCGGCAGCCGAAGAAGATGTCAAAGTTGGGTTCTTGGAACCGTCCAAAGTACGGAGCCAAGAGAAGGTGTCGGACTGGGGCAACTGGTCCTCAAACTCATCTGTTCCGGCTGCCGCAGCGGCAGCAAATGTTGATATTTCTGATGCAGCGGAAACAATCCGTGCGGAAACTAATTCTGTCATCTCATCGACGGTCACCTGTCGTTCGTTGCCGTTTTTATCCACAGCTTTAAAGCCAACTATATTTTCTAAATTCAAATCACTCATAATATCCAAATTTTATAAAGTTCTTATATAAGTTTTCCACGCTTTTGAAGTGCCGCCAATCGATTTGTACAGCTTCTTCCTGCCACCTTTTATCTTGTACCGGGAAAGGTTGCTTCCGTCATAGTTCACGGGATAATCCAAATTGCCCTCGTTGGCATACGCCTCCATTTCGTATGAGATGGTATAATATGCCGAACTCGCAGGATGGCAGATAGGGTTTCCCTTAACCCACTCGACAAAATACCGCCAGTAGTATTTTACCCATGAGCCGATAACCTGTGCCTGACGCAAGTGTATGGTTTCGTGCGTCATACTCTCCTTACCCGCATAGGTCTGCATATACCTATCTATGTTCTCCTTGTTCTCGGCACGGTATATCATCCGTCCGCACCACATCATGAAACGGTATCTCTTGAAAGGATAATGCTTCATGGGAAGCAGCTCAGGAGTATCAAAATCACCCGGCTTGCTTGAGAACAGCATCTTGATTAATTGCCATAATTCTTTCATACTACTCCTTCTTTTTATCCAGATAATCATTCAGTGAGTCCGCCAGCAGACCGGGCAGCATGGAGGTGGAGCGTCTTATGATATCCACCTCCTCTTCGTCAAGTTCCACACCATCTACAGTCGACTTGAAGATTTTCTCCGCAAGGAGATGCGCCTTCAAGCCCGCTACGTTCTTATATATCCAGTCACCGAAGGCCTCAGTGATGTTACTGGCTATAAGCTTTTCTTTTTTAATCCCATCATAAATAGGGAATTGTGCAAAATTTATTCTCATACTTTATATTTAAATTATCCGCAATAAAACATAACCCAATAATTACCCATACACTTAATGAAGCCGGATGCAAAATCCAAATCAATATAAGACACCTCCTGTCCTCCGGGAGCAGGCAGGATCCGTCCTCCTGTCAATCTTACTCCGCCGCTCATACGTTTGAAGTATATAGTATGTCCCGGAACATCCGGAGGAAGCGTCACTTCTATATTGTCTCTATTAATAAACATCACATTATCATCGTTGTTGTTCAATGAAGCTTTGACAGAGATATTCCTCCAGTTGCCAACTATGCCACGAAGAGAAACATAGCTGTCATTGTTCGGATGAAGGAAAATGTTACCTCCCTCCACGAATAGAGGAATGCTCGGAGTCTTGATGTGCATCCCGATCATGGCATTTGGACTCTGTATGTCAATTCCAGCATCATACTTAATCCCTTCAATGGTGACAAACTGCGTGTTTCCCCCGATTCTTACGTTTGCAAATGTCCTTTCGTTATAAAACTCAATTTGTCCGGCAGACAAATTGAAACCGACGTATTTATTTGTTTCATTTTCATAAAGGATCTTTGAGGACAATATTCCCGAAGCGATGGAGAACGGACCGATACGTCCTTTATCCGCTGTGATTGTTCCTGTAATCTCTGCATTCTTACATTTAAAATACCCGGTTACGCCGTTGATAAGAAGAGTTTCACCTTTGTCATTAAAAGATTTGAGAACCTTGTCTTTGAACATGAAGCCGGCTACATTCGCACCATCGGCAAACAGGGTGTCAGTGGCGATATTCACAAACTTCTGCATAGCTTCCCAATTGGAATCACCGTTGACAGATGTGGGTGCAGCGGTAACGGAAGCGCCGTAATTTTTTACAAGGAAATTATAATAAACTCCCCCTATCAGATATATGACCTTATCCCGGTAATCCGCATTCCAGACGTAAGTCTGTCCGGAAGCCCATACGCCTCTGTCACGGGGAAACGCCCCTGTTGCTCCTGTCGCTCCTATGGAACCATCATTTGCAACACCCACCCCTTTTTCAGCGACAAAATTATTATTCCATGCGTTTGCGTCCGACGCGGATTTATAAGCCCGGACGGCAAACTGGGTGTATCCGGCTGTCGCTGGAACGGATATCTGATTGCTTAGGGTAGCACCTACGTGAGCCAGCCAGCTTCCGTTGTATTTGCGGGCTGCCAGATAAAGCGTGCTGCACGTGCTTACATTGCCTGCCACATTCTGTTTGCAAGTGACAAGGAATCCAGACGGGGATGGCGTGCCTGTTGAAGTGAAGTTGATCACGCTGACAGGACTGTCCAGCCAGTAGGATGCCGACGGTCCGACGGGAGCAACCATCTCCTGCCAGTCCGCATGTACCGTCCGGTTCGCAGATCTGCCGGCGAGGATGTATCCGCCGTCTCTTTTCCTGCGGAGTCTGCCGTTTCTGAACTTGGCGATTTTAATCGGAGGGTTGGAGGTTTCAACCTTGCTTAAGTAAGATCCTCCGGCAAACGATACTGTACTGTTCTTGGCATACGGAGTATTGGCGGATTCCCAATGACCGGCTGCTGTGATGCTCTCACCATCCTTTCCGTCACTGCCGTCCACAACCATCGGGACAGTTTCGACATCAACCGCCTGACCGTTCACGTAGAACACGAACTTCAAGCTACTGGTAAAATTACCGGAAGCCACCCCGACACCATCACCGATGGGAACCTCGGCCGCACCGTCACGACTGTACTTTAACTCCCCGTCCGTTGTGGCCGTAGTGACCGCACCGACTGTCTTCATACGCCGACAGGATACCGAAGCTACACTGTAACCGCCGTTCTTGTTCTTGCTGACCATCGTGGCCGAAGTGACAAGGCTATAAATTACCGCATCGGAACCGTCCGCCCCGCCACGGACACCGGTTATCTTGAAAGTCAGTTCACGGGTATAGAGCTGCCCGTTCTTCATTGCAGCCAGTGTGATGGTGACCGTATTCTGTTCCGGAACCGACTTTCCGGCAGCGACGGATATCGCCACCGCTCCGGTGGCCTTGCTTGTGCTTGCCGTGAAACCGGCAGGCGTGCTGACTGTTAAAGTCTCAAGGGTGAGTTTCTCGGTACCGTACCACATGGATACATGGGTAGTCCATGACTGTGCGGAAGTAGTAACACCGGTACTGGTAAGAGCGACGCTCACCATCTCATTGTCAAGGTCGGCCATGATATTCGACTCCCCGTCCTTACTCCAACGGTGCACAGGGGCCGGAGTGCTCCATTCACTCCATACTCCATCACGCTTCACACGTTTGCACGCCCATTCCACCTGATGGTCTGCATCCACGCCAAGAAAATCATCTGTCCAGCCTTCCGGTATATAATCATCCTGCTGCTTCGAATCCGGCTTGTCAGGGGTAAGGCCGATGATGTTGGTACGGGTGTAGATCCACTCGTAACCTTTGCCGTCCTTACCGTCAGTCCCGTCTTTGACCATGACCATCCACAAACCATTCCGGTATATGTAAGTACAATGGTCAGCCGTATTTCGGTAGCTGTCACCCTCCTTGGGATTGGACGGATGGGATGCGAACTCACCCAAGAAGGTGATACTCTCACCTTTAAGTTCACGACCGTCCAGCAGCATCTCCCAGTCTTCATGCACGGTCCAGTCGGCTGATTTCCCGGCAAGGATATAACCGCCATCCTTTTTCTTTCGATAATTGCCGTTCCTGAACCTTGCAATTTTAATCGGAGGATTGGATGTTTTCACCTTGGAGATAAAAACACAGCCCGCCAAAGTGACCATGGTATTGACCTCGTATGGGGTCTTAGAGGATTCCCAATGACCGCCACCTATTACAGACAGTCCCGGATCACCCTTGTCACCTTTGGCGGCTGATACAAGCCAGTCCGGATTGTTTTCGGATGGCTCGGAAGTAGTGCCCTTGTCATTGACGCACAACCATGTGGAACCGTTATGGGGCACACGGGAATAATACGCATACTTCCTGCCCGGCTCCCAGCTAGGGAAGTCGATAGGAACGCGGACTGTGCTACCGGTAATTTCATCAATTTGAAAAATCAATCCCGTCATGATGATATCCTGCAATACTGCCGAGAACCTGTCGCAGTTGATCCCGTTGATGGTCATACCCTTCTTCTTGCCGAACCAGCTCTTCATCTGTGCCGGCTCCGGGTCCCAGGTGTTGGCATTGTCAACAAGGGTGATGCAGCAGTTACCGTCACGCACGTCTATGATGATATAAGTCTGACGCTCCTTGTCGGTGAAGTTCCCCGTCTGTCCGAGACGCATCTCGTTATGGGGAACGAACTCATATCCGGGACGCGGAACCATCACGAATGTATTCTCGTCGTAATCTGCGGAAGTGATACGGTACTGTATTTTTCTGAAACCAATAAAGTCACCGGTAGTGACGCTTTTGTCATGCCAGAAGCCCAGGAGGATATCGTCCGGCTTCTGTCCCAGCGGTACACCATCCTCCAGATCAGGGGTGACAGTATAGCTGCCGTCACTATTGGCGACAAAGCTTTTTATCTTCAGCCCTCCGCCGGGACTTATAGTATTATATCCTTCAAAATAGGTCTGACGGTTGAAACGAAGTTCTGGTACACTCAGAGAGCTGCGCAGGACCAGAGCCTCCAGCTCGGCACGGGCGTCCTCACCGATGTAACCGCCCTGAACACCGGTGATAAAGTCACCGACAGTAAGACTTTTACCTATTTTTGCCCCACCCAAGAGTTTTAGTAGATATTTTGTTTCATCATCCTGATCCTTACGTAGGTATATTTTTTTAAGTTCTTCAAGCGCTTTAGAGATTTCAAACAGGACACGAAGAGATGAGAATACATTGTTGTCGGTGGGGATTGTTTCATTATCCAGTTTGGAAATAATCTCAAGATAAATGCCATAGCCACGGATGAACTTGCGTAAATCATCTAATGAAACTTTGCGCCCGCTGTTCAGTTCCAGAAAATCCATGCCGGTTAACACATTGGTTTGTGTCAACTGGTCTATAGTAAGGCTGTCAGCTTTTAGCTTAGCTATGATCTTATCGGTGAGTTCCTGTAATTCAAGTTCCGTCATACAGTCAATATTTTATTGGCAACTTTTCTAAAACTTTTGTCATCAACCCGACGTATCTTTATCAGGTTCTCGCTTTCTGTATAGTCCACAATCTTTATATCCTGCAGTATCTGTTTGAAGATATAGCTCTTATAACCCTCAATAGGCTGGCTCATTTCAGGGACATTGGCATCAGCCCGTATAAAGCGTTCCCCTTCAAAATAGACATAAGTACAGCAGAGGATTCTGTTCAGTAACTCTCCGAACCATACGGGACATCCTTGTGCGTTACCAAGCGTGAATGTCTTCTGGGTAGTTTCCAATGCGTAAATTTCAGACAGATTGTTATCATATGTGGTGAACTGTTCATTATTCACACCGAATACCCAGTTGTCATCCATGAAACCGCCGGGAGCACGCCAGTCAAAGAAATACTGAGTGTCGGAAATCCAAAAGACAGCATCCTGTCTTTGTCGGTTGTCCTTCATCGAATACTGTATAAGGGTGGTTCGGGATAATTCAGACGTGTCAGACGTGATACGGAAAGGTTCGGAAACCATCCCGTTGATATCAATGCGGTAACATCCTTCAGCCAGTGCGGTCAGAACATGATAATAAATCTTATCAGTATGGTTCATGCTCCATATTTGCCAGTCAATGACTGTTTCATGACCGGTCACTATGTTGATTACCTTGCCTGTAATCGGTCGTGATTCGGAGCGTGTTATAACCTGTATCATGACTTCATCAGACGGGGCGAATATTTGCATATATTTGCCGGAAGCCCTGCACATATCTGTAGAAGGCTTGAAAAAAATAGGAGTGAACGGACTTACTATATACATAATTTACACTATCTCTATCAATTCATATTTAAGTGCTTCGGTTTCTTGCGGCTTGACATCCAGAGACATGAGATTCCCCTTGAAAATCATTCCGTTCCATTCTATCTGTACAATCGTATTGTTCCAATCTTCCGGAAAAATGAAGCTGTCTGTGGAAAATTTGATATTTCCAGGACCGAATAGCGGGTCATCCAAGGAGACGTCCGTATTCACAGCCCTGTCATCCAGTTTGATGCCGGCATTACCTTCAGTTGATGCGAACTTTAACAGGCTGGTGAAGGAAGCCAGATAACGTTTGTTCGCCTCAATCATATAGACAGGAGCCAGCGGTGCATTGAATACGCTGTTGGTATAGGCACCCTCAACCATAATGGTTCGGTCTACAATATATTTTCCCCCGTTGTTGATGCATTTTACGGCAAACACCTGTTTATCGCTGTCAGAACTGCTTGTTTCCTCACCCCGTTTCCCTATGAGCTCTTCAAATCCGTAACAATCGGCACGGTATGGGGATATAAGCGACAGTTTGCTGTTGTTCAGTGTTACACCTGTTGTATAGGTGGTGCTGAAATTGAACTCATCATTGCCATTGTTTCCAAGATCATAATCCTGTTTCTCATAGCCAATTTCAATTTCGGAATAAATCCGGCTGCTGTCAACGGAGTATTCAGGCTCTGATATGGAGTGTATGGTTTTCAGATTGGTACTTCCGAAAACCTCATCACGATGCTTGAATACGACATAAGGAACCTTCTCACCCTCATTCACGTTTTCCTTCAAAGTGCATTTCATAAGGCTGGTACCGACAATCACATAATATTGCTCATTTGTAAAAAATACCATATCCGTTCTGGCGCGGTCCGCAATGTTATAATTGGATGAACCGGTGAAAGAACTGTAATATTTGTCATTGTCCGAATACATGAATTGTTTGCTTCTACGTACATACAGGATATTGGATTCATCCACTGGACCTGTGAATGAACCGGAGTCAGTCTCAACGGAGATTATTGTCCCTCCGAAAGTCTGTACACCCTCATAGTCGGATAGTCCGATATCATAAAGCTGGCATTCGAGTAACGAGGTCTTTTTTGAACCGTCATCATAAACTGCATGATAATACATATCATCCACTGTATCATGATAGTATCTGTCTTCGTGCACTTTATATGATTTGTTGGCATTGTCGTAAACCTGATATCTTTCATAACCGGGGAAATTGGGGGAACGGTCAAGAGTGATGGAAGCATACACAATGGCTAGGAAGTAACCGTCTGTGGTTGAGAAATGTAGGGTGAAATTATCTGTTATGGATGTAATATTTGCTTTGTATGTGGTAAATCCTTCAAAATCATGACTATTGTTTAGTATGTCCGCATAGGGCAGGTCGGTATTGGGCCGGCTTTTCATTTCAATGGTATAAACATATCCGAATACGGTTTCCATCCATTCACAGAACTTGCTGAAGGAGGAATAAATTTTCGCTTTCTCAAAGTTTCGTATGCTTTCGGCTGCCACAAGACGGGAACCGTTCAACCGCCAGTTGTCCTTTTCTGTAAAGGCGTTTGATATATATGTGCGGATGGTCGGTTTGATGCTGCAATAAATACGTTCGCTGTTGGCGCTAATGGACTCCAGTAGGCGGCTGAGCAATTTCAAGGGTGATATCACATCAATATTGACAGGATCGCCCAAGTCATTCCATGATGTGATACCGGTATTATTATGAATTCTGACCGTTCTTCCATCTTGAACGGACATACGCTGATGGTTGAATATAGCGTATTGCAATCTCTCACCGGCAAGTAGCTTCCCGCTCCATTTGACTGCGCTTGTGTTCGTATTCGCATCAAGACCCAGAAGATTTGAGTAACCGCATGTCAGAAGCTGTATATTGCCTGATGTGGTTATTTTACATAGTACATGACCGAATTTTTTAGATTCTATGTAAAAGTTGGAAAAATCTACTGTCACATAATTATCTTCGATGCATTCCAGAAAAAAAGATGAGGTGCATGAGTTTGCAGGAAATCCCCATCCGCAATCTGTTCCGAATTTCAAGAAGGTTTCTTCCTGGTCCATTGTGACAAAAGAACGGTTGTTCACTTCATTGGTAACGGTATAATTTACATACGGAATCCACCACCACGCATCTTTAGGGATAAATTTTTCCATATATTCCTTGTCTTCCACGGTTTCCCCGATAATTTGGAAGGAAACCTCATTACGGATACGCACACCATCATAATTCAAAGGAATGTCTTCACGCATCTCAGATACAGGATACTCATATATTGTACCTTTATTCGCCTTTATCAATGCGGCGGCGGAGTTATCTATACAGCCTATTCTTGCCCGGTATGAATCATATCTGAATGTGGAGAAGTCATGGGGACATTCAAAAAGTTTGTTGTAGGTCCAGTTATTGCTGATGCCATAAACGGCAAAGGAGGCCAGTGATTTTAATTTGTCCTTGTTATATAATGAAATGAACCGCTCTCTGGCTTCCTCAACGAATTCTATCGTACTGCCACATTTACGGACAACACCCCCCAAATCCACACGGCTGTATGTGGTCTTTATATCACTGATATTGGCAATCATACGTGATACGTCGATACAACTGTTGCCAGCTGTATCGACCGTATCGGAACCAATCATCAGATAATATTTGCAAATCATACAATCATAGTTTTACTTTCGGACAAATATAGAGAAAAAGCCGGCCGATGCTCCGGCTGGCTTTAATCTTGGAAATTCTTGGAAAGTATGACTGTAAATTAATATATTGATAATCAGTGAGATTTTCTTCTAGTGGAATGGAATGCGATTTTATTCAGACTTAATAGACTGTAATCAGATTCTCTATCCTGAAGCATCTCATTTCGTTCTTTCGGGCATCAAAATAAGCGAATGTCTTATAGCTGGGTTTCGTTATTCTTTTACCTCTTACGGTAGCGCCGGCAGGGAGGTTCATCAAAGTGCCTTCGGTGTATCTGATGGAGCCGTCTGTCTTTTCATAAGCGAATCTGACTGTTTCAGTTCTCATTTTCTTAGCCAGCCTGTAGAGTTCCCATGCCTTGAGCATACAATATCTCCAGCTCTTTCCCGTAGCTTTTAATAACTGGTGTGCATACTTCATTACCCTCACTCTGAAATTTGTTCTTGTTTCCATAAGTTCTGTTTTTGGTTTGACTTGTTGTTTTTTATTGTACTATAAAGATAATCATAATAAACAAGTTTTACAAACAGGAACTCTTCCATTTAAAATGTACGAACTCTATTTAACGGTTAAATCCAGTTCGTTCCTCAGCAGTTCCCGACCGTAAGAGATACGGCTTCTTACGGTATTTACTGGTATTCCGACCATTTTGCCTATTTCTTTGTATGAATATCCGTGTGCGTAGTAAACCACACAGTCCATACAGCAGGTTCTGTTATGGCATCTCCTTATTGCAGCCTGAATGTCATGTACCATCAAGTCATCAGAGGCTTGATTATGGGAGAATATCTCTTTAATGTTGTCACACCCCACAAATCGGATTAGTGATCTTCGATTATAGGCAGTGATATAGGTGTTCAGCATGATAACCTCACACCAGGGTTTCAGAGCCCTGCCCTCCTTGAATTTTTCTTTATTGCTTAAAACCTTATAGATGGTGTCACCGACAAGATCCTCGATATCGCATACGGATGAACAGTATCTTCTTGCTATTTTGAAAAGCCATGGATACAAATCTGCTATCTCACGATTGAAATCAGTCATTTTTTCACAATTTTAAGGGTGAATAATGATAATTCCTCACTCAGATTCTTTTCAAGCTCAAGATGATACATCTGCGCCTGTTTTAATAATTCACTTGCGGAATTTTCCAGTTTGTCGATAAGCGTGTCAATATTCCTTTCAGAGTGGCGGAGGGTGCTTTTCAATTCTGATAACTCGGAAATAATCCTGTTGCATTTCTGATCCAAACGATCCAGACCCGGCAATATGAGAGCAGCCAGGGCATTAACTATTCTTTTATTATTCATAAGTAAGTTGTTTGTAATTTCAAGAATAGTTACTAACTGTCTGTCCGAAAATTCGATACGTATTTAAAAAAGCGGGTGGAAATAAAAAGAATAAGGAGTTTTATCTGCTCCTTGTTCTTAATCTTATTTCAGTATTGGCGCGCTGGACTATGTTAGCGTAAACAGCGGCATTTATTGTATGTATGTCAATTTGCATTTTAAAATAAGTCATGACAAACGCTATTTCAGAATCAAAGGAGGCACGGATCGCATTTTCATTTATGGCAGGGTTATCTGCTACAGCCATATCCTCTGTTCTTTTTTTATAGAATTCAGCCTCATGTAACATATTCTCAACGGCCTTTTTGAGCCGGTCATCCGTCAGGTTAGCAGGGAGGCTCTCTTTTAGAGCTTCCCTCACCTGTTCGTATCCTTCAAGAATACAAAGCGATTTGCATAGTTTTAACAGGAAGATCCGGGCGTCAATCTTCAAGGCATTTTCTTTCTCAGCCATTATGGCTTTTACACCAGTTGGATTCATGAGTGTCCTGTATTCAAGGATGAACCGGGATGCAAGTTGTTTCATTTCTTTCTCAGAGGCATTCTCATTTTCTTCAAGCAACACAGAATTGTCACCACAGGACAATTCAATGAATTGTGCCAGTGACAGCTGGTTCAATCTCTCAATCATAATCTGGTTCTTTTATAAAGTTCATAATTAAAATCATAGGCATCACGATGCTGCTGCTTTGCCATCTTACGCATATCACTACGCATTCCTTTCAATTCATGGTTTAAGGAGGAGTAATCGTTGTTGACCACAATATTGTTCTCTGTTTTTCCAACGTGTTGCTGGCTGATATTGGGAAAGTCAACGGAGGACAGATGGTATAGGCCGGCATCGGGGAGTACTTGGGTCCCACGGGGAAGGTCTACAAGCGTAGGAACATCAGGTGTTATCCATGCTTTGCCACTGTAGACGACAATTTCTTTCTTGCCGCCATCGCCGACAATGGCAGGACCTCCTGTATGGTTGTCAGTTCCTTTGGCATATTTGGGAATCGGAGTTGCCATGATAGTGGCGACTTGTACAGCGCCCATGGCTCCGACTAATGCAGCCAGTACAAAATTAGGTAGTGCTTCGGTTATTGCTAGTGCTGTTGCTATGCTAGCATTGGCGATATTTGCAGCTTTATCCCAAACAGCCTGTTTATATTGGATATCCTGACGTCTTTTTTCCAATTCTTCTTCCTTTTTACGGGTCTTGTCCTCTGCGGCACGCTTTCTGGCCTGCGCTTCTTCCTCAGAAATAATTTTCTGCTCCTTTAGCAATTCTATTCTTTCTATTTCCGAGTCATGGGCATCAGTGTTCGCTTCGGACTCTTCCTCTATCTTATCCAGTTGCCCGTCATACAAGGTTCCGACCAGATCGCCGATGGTACTGACAGCCTGTGATGCTGTCTGAAGCCATTTTTTCAGATTCTTGATGCGTTCCTTGTAAGCTTTTTCTTCCGCCTTGTTAATTTTTTCAATGGCTGTAATCTCGGCATCTGCTTCCTTATTAGCCAGATCAGCTTTCAACTTACATAATTCCTCGGTAAGTTTCTTCCGGTCTTTTGCGCTTAAGTTGTCAACATTCAATTCCTGTTCAATGGCATCAATGGCGGCTTCTGTAGTTTTACGGACATAATCAAGTTTGATTAGGTATTCTTCTTCTGCATATTGCTCGGAAGACATGTTCTCTGTTTCTTTGCGTCTTTTCAGATTTAATAAATCTGTCTGGAACTGCCTGTCACGCACAGCCTGTTCGGCTGCCGCATTATCAGCAATTTGGAGAATCTGTTCGGATGCGAATTCTTCCAACAGACCCTGTCTTTTTTTCTTATACTTTTCATCAATAAGAAAGACATCCTCACCGGATTTCTCGGCGGTGTTCATCTCCTCCTCACGCTCCAGATCAAGCATCTTTATCTTAAGGTCTAGTTCTTCCTGAGTACCTTTTTGTATTATGGCCATACGATTTGAAAGATTATTTTTTTCAGCGTCTAGGGCAAATTTGATTTTAGCATCAGAGATTTCCTTTTCCATCTTTTCAGCAAGGTTATTTCTAGTAGCGCTTTCCTCCTCACTGTTACCTCTGATTGCTGCGATTTGCCTGCTATAATTCAGACTGATGGATTTAATCTGTTTTTCAAGTCCTTCATCCATCAATGCCAGTTCGCTTTGCTGATATTTCTCTTTTATGGCTAACCTTTCTTTCTCAGCTTTTTCAAGGGCTTTCTTCTCCTTGTCTGTCAGTCGGGTGGTGCCGATAGTTACATCAGTGGAATTTGATATTTTCCTGATATCCGCAATCTGTTTTTCCAAAGAAGTCACTTTAGTTACTTTATCCAGATATTCATTCCAGGTTTTTGTCTGTTCCTCGCTGAATTCGGCATTTGTCTTTTCCAGTCCAAACGCCTGTTTGAAGAATGAAGCATCTCCCATATCTTTCCATAACTGCTGGTTCTCATTATAGAATTTATTCCTTAAGGACTGTTGCTTTGATAACTCCTGCTCCAAAATGGCAATTCTTTCATTTTTGGCTTTTTCCAATGCTGTCGTTTCGTCATTCCCGGCCTTCAGATATTCATCTTTCAAACGGTTTATGGCAATAATCTCAGATTTTATGGATTCCTCCGCATAAGGGGATGCTGCTCTCTTGGCTGTTTCAACTTGCTTATCCGCAAGTTGTTCCGCGTTCATTAGCCATTCATTTATTTTGCGTATGCCATTTGTTGCCATGTCGATAAAATCCTTCATGGCTCCGGTATTGTCCATTATAGTCAGCATCAAAGATTCCCAGGCTGATGATAAGTTATACAATGCGCCTTGTACATTGTTCCCCATAGTATCGGCCATTTTATTCAAGTCATCTTCCACTCCTGTAATCTGGTCACGGAGAGGAACGATCTTGTCTGATGCGGTCAGAAAGGCGTTAAAAGCTGCCACACTTCGTTTATCGGTCATTTCCAGTGTGGAATTCAGATCAATCCCTTGTTCTTTTAATCTTTTCAATCCGTCAACCAATTCCGGTAATGTCTTAACCGGTCCACCAAGAGCTTGTGCTAATTTACCACTGCCATCAGCCAAATTCAGTAATATATTCCGGGTGGCTGTAGCCGACATGGAAGCATCAAATCCTGCGTCTGCCAGTTTGCCCAATAAGGCCAATGTGTCTTCTATTGTGAAGTTGAAGGCCTTGGCAACAGGTCCGACGATGGGCATTGCTGTCTGAAGGTAGGAAAAGGAAAGGGCGCTCTTGGTTGTTGCGACAGCCATTGCGGATACGTACCGTTCCGTTTCTTCCGTATCAGCCCCGAACATACGTAGAGCCGCACCAGCCAAAGCAGCAGCTTCCGGCAATTCAGCACCAGTAGCCTGGGCAAATTTCAGCACTCCCTCGGTCATATCAAGTATCTCTGTCTTGGAAAAGCCTAATTTGGATAATTCTATTTGCAGGTTGGTCGCTTCTGAGGCGGTGTATTTTGTCGCTTCTCCCAAACGCCTAGCATCTGCTGTCAAGTCTTTTATCTCTCCTTTGGTCGTACCCAATATGGCAGCGAGCTTACTGTTTGCCGCTTCAAAATCAATAGCTGTATTAACTCCTTGTCTGATAGCTCCTGTCAGCTTTTGAATTCCTGCAATAACCGCTTGAGCACCTAGCATTCCTTTGATCATACTGCCGACACCGATTGTTACTTGGCTTATTCCGCTGTTGAAGCTTGTTTTCAACAGATTGCCCGTACTTTTAGCAATGATTCCCATGTTCTTCATGGCGGAATTACCTCGTTGAATCTCCATCCATGCACGTTTTATGGATTCGGTATAATCACCAACAGTCATTTTCTGCTGGGTGTACCGGTCAGAATTACGCTTCACATAATCAGTATTAACCCCGATGGTGGAGTTTAGACGTCCGATAGTCTGGATATATTCCTCATCCGTGTCCCGTACAAGTTTCACAGCCTTGCGCAACAGCCTGTTCATGTCGTTAGCTTCCTGAATGCTATGGATTTCCTTGTAAGTGGCGGCAATGGCATCAGTTATAATCTTTTGACGCTCCTGTTCTGTTACGTTGGCAGATTTTTTAGCCGTATTCGAGGTTCTTTGAGCCTTTTCAACTGTAGCCTCTGCTTTGGCCAGTTTCTCCAATGATTCGGCATTTTTTTTGCTGGCATCGGTAAGCTTTTTCATCTGTGTGGCTGATAAGTTGCCACTCTTGATTTGTTCATCGAGGCTTTTGGCAACTCTCTCAGCCAATTCAGATTGTTTTTTTAATGCTGCATTCAAATCATTGGTCGCACCGTCAGCTTTTTTAGCCTGGGTTATAATGACAGCGTTTAGCTTGTCCAAGTCACCGACAACTTCGACATTCATTTTTAATCCTTTAGCCAGTTCCTTGGCTGCATCGCCGTAAATAGACTTTACTTTCTCTATTTCCAGACCAAGCTGTTTTACCTGTTCTATCTCTTTCTCATCAACAAGATCGGTTATCTTTAATTCTGTCATAATTACAAATAATGTCTGTATTCTACAATCGTGCCTTTTATCTCTGTGCCCAGTCGGTCAAATGAGTAACTGCCGTCAGCTTTCAAGTAGATGACATAAATACATTCGTCCAGCATGGCCGCTTTACGGGCGAGTTCACTTACACGTTTAAGTTCACTCATTTCTTTTTTTATCTTACAACCGCATGACATGATAATATTATTTATATCTACATTCTTTGAAAAAATTCTCAATCCATGGTCTGAGGTGCATTATGATGAAGTATTCCTTTGCGGAAGAGCCTAAAGCGAATATATTGTCACCATATTTCTTTTGGATATCGGGACCGTCTATAAATCCTTCCGTAAATACGCTCATACTCCTGTTCAATCTTTCCAACCTGATGCTGTCATAGAAAGTACCGGTAATGAAAAGGTTGGGAATCTCAGAAGGGCGCGGGGGCAGGTTTAACAGAAAACTGACTACCGGAGGTGTGATTTTTTCTTTCCATCGCTTGTACTTTTCAGGCTTATTCTGCCAGGGACCCGGCTCATTGAAATAAGGATCGTTGTCATAAGTAGGGCTCAGACATCTGTCTGTTCCGTCCATACCGCTATATAACTGTTCCTGAATACAGTCTCTGATAATGCTCTTGTTTGCATCCATGCAGTTCAGACATTCCTCTTCAAGTCCGGCGGCTATGGCATTGATTGTTTTTGATACTTCATATATGTTTGCCATAAATTAAAGATAAGGCCGGACAATGACGTCCGGCCGGGTTGTCAATCTTCTTTCGTAGCTTCCTTCCCCACAATCTTATCGTAGGTGTCAGAGAGCATCTTTTTGCGTGATGCCTCTTTGCGGTCTTGCCATAATACTTTAATGTGTCTTTCAATGAACTCTTCCTTTGTCATGGATTTTACAGCGTTCTCTACAAATGTCACTCCTTCGATTTTCATACCTGCTCGATATATTTGATATTGTTTTCAAATAGGATGGAAGGTGCCTTTAGAGATGGAGTTCCGGAATCTTTCGGAGTAATGGTCAGCACACCGTCAGCGTAAGTAGCGGTTGTTGCATTATCCAGCACTTCAGCGGCTTTGTCTGCTATGAGTTGTCCGAATTCAGGAGTACGGTCATAAGCACCAATCTTTTCAATAATCTTGTATTTATTGCTGGTCATGCTGACAAGTTCCACACCGATCAGCCCTCTGAGGGAATACTTGGGATCGAATCCTAATTGGATGAAGTCGAAATTCAGCAGGCTGTCTTCAATATCCATGTGGCAGAAACTTATTGTCATTGTTGATTTGGCGCCACTTGCCGGGTATTGGGTTACAGTTGGATAAACAGTGGACATCGGAATACCTGCAAGTAAGTCTGTACCGTCATTATACCCGATAAGCATATAGTCCTTGTTCCAGAAATAGACGTCCCATTCCCTGTTTGCTGCTTTCAATAGTTGTGCGTTCAGCACTTCATCAAAGCCTGCCAGAGTGAATGTATCCGTTTGTGCATTGAGTCCGTTAAACTGGTTGGGACCATATCCGACCGCGCTTATCTGGGCCTCTCCGCCGTTTTTTGCATATTCGAAAAACGGGGAGATTGGATAAATCCGGCCGGGGCGGTCCGCATGGCACATCTCTGCCAATTTTTCTGCTGTAACATCATCAGGAAGTTTTGTTCCCGGTTCGACCAGAATCGCTCCTTTAACTTTTGACCAATCAATCTTACAAGCCGAACTACCCGAATTAATATGGGTTCCGGCACAAGTTCTAATCTTTTTCATTATCTTCTACAATTGGGATTATTAATAGTTATTTCCATCGAGCTGATATCAATGGCATCAATAGGATCGCTCACTTCCTGTCCGGTGGCTGTCATTGCACCGTATCTGCCATAAGAATAGTTCTCGGAATAAACATGCCTTACTTTGTCATCCGCTCCCCAGTCAAACCGGTTGTCTTCGAGTAATACATCAAGTAACCTTCCATAAATCGGGCGCAAGATATTCTTGAAAGAGTTTACCTCGCGTTCCTCGTTTGTCCAATCTTTGGTTGACGGGCAGGCGATAACTAATGAAACCTTTGACTTTGAATAGTAATGCCGGCTGTCACGTCTCTCACTTATCGGACAAAATAAAGCGACAAGAGGAAACTTCAAAGGCAACTGCCGCTCAGACTGACTGTATACATCAAGAGTATCCTTGATATATTGACTGTTCCCGAAGATATAGTTCAATGGCGGATTATCCACCTCCTGAAACCCTCCGTTGCCGTCAGGACATAGAATCTTAAGATTCCGGGAAGCCTTGGAAACTACATCACGAAAGATATCCACTATATCCATTGTCATAGGTTAAAGCTGTTTATTGGAGTTAACAGATTCTTGTTGACGTTCACTTTGAACGGGCATTCATCGGAAGAAGCCCAACAAACGAATTGTTTGTTTCTTTCAACCATTGTATTCCATGTGCTTACCTGACGTTGGAGCGGGGAAACATGCTTGTTGGATGATTTCAACTGTATAAGTCCGGTAACAGTCGCATCTGTATTCATGTCACGTAAAATATGATAGAATACATAATCGGCAAAAGATTCACGTAACTGCCTGCACACATATTCATAAGGAGAAACAGTATCATTCTTTGTTTTTGGGGATTCATTTTCAATCATCTTAAGATAATCCGTAATCTGACCAGCAAGCGTGAATCCGACAACATCATTCAGGAATTTCCGTTGAAAAGAACGGATATACCCGTAAATGACATTGTTGGCGGAAAGTCCTTCAGCGGTCGGCATTTTGGCAGTAGTGGCGTTTCTTATCTGCCGGGGGCCGGATATGAAATATGATACATCAACAAGCATAGACATGACTACTTCTTTTTAGTTGTTTTCTTTCCGCTGGTGTTCACAGATGGATTGACATTATCCATATCTATGGACATGGAATCATCTTCTGGCAGATTATTGCTGTCGGTGATATTCAGTGTCTTACTGTCTTTCATATCGACTTCCTTTTCATCCGTTTCAGGCATACTGCCGCTGGCTTCCATCTCGGTCATACGTGCTCTCAGGGAATCTCGTTCACTGGTAAGTGATTCTATCTGCCCATCTTTCAGGGCCAATGTATCTGTCAGTTCTTTGACTTGGGCTTCAATGGCTTTTAACGCATAGTCCTCATGGACCAGCGTACCGGAGATAGGAGTGATTTTTATCAGCCCTCTACCTATACGGATACGCTGCTCACGAAGCACACGCCCGAGTTCCTTTTCGTCACCTTCAAGTATGTACTTCATATTCTTTATGCGGATTTAGTGATTGCTTCCAATACATCGTCCAGATCACCATAAGCGAATGCCCAGGGCATGTAGACAGGCATCATCAGTTCTTCCTGAATCATGACTGTGGTCATGTTTTTCAGTTTGGTGTTGACATCATCTGCGAATTCGATTGCCAGAGTGGTGTAGTCTATCAGAGAACAACCGTTCAAAAGGTCACCGGCAAAGTATTTGCCGACACCGATGGCGTTACATTCGATAACAGGTACGTTGCCGATATATTTACGACCGTTCACTTCGGTAATTAACTCAAGATTTCTGCCGGTTGTATCCTTGGCGGTGGAAATAGTGAAGACTGTGGACGGATGCAGAACCAAGGCATTAGGTGAATACTGGCCAAAATTAAGTACGGCGAAGATAGCGTTCACGACATCCTTCATGTTCGGGTCCTCCACAGAACCGAACATACCGCTTTTAATGGCTCCGGACATTTTGGCTACTGAAGTTTCGGTTCCCTTATAGTCAAAATCAATAGCGAATTTACGGTCATTGATTTTATGAATATCGAAAGTATCGTTCAAGCCTGTCTCTACTGTCGCACCTGACAGGGTCACCTTCATCTTGTCAATAATCTTGTCATTGGCTGCGGCTAGAGTTATGATTGTCTGGCCGTTTGCAGCCTCGAGTGACTCAATGGCACCGGCAGAGATGGTAACATAATTATCGGCAATGAATTTGGAAACACAATCCACGCCTTCATAACGGGTGATACCTTTCAGATTGTCCCCGGTACCGTCACCGAACATAATCTGATAGTTCTCGGAGAATTTGACCCATAAAGGCAGACGGTTGAGGATGAATGATACTACATACTGCTTTGCCTTCAACAAACGTTTTGACAGATTCATGTGGGTACCGATACGTTTTACATTCGTGAACTCTTCCTTGAATTTCAATGATGATTCAGCCAACATACCGTTTTCTGCTACAACCATGACATTGCGGTCAAAATCATAGACCTGTTCGTATGAGATGGACAGTGCGGACGGATCACCCTGTTCAACCATCATCAGATCACGGAGATTCAGTTTCTGTTCGTTGACTGCGGTGACAACACGTCCTGTCGAGCGGTTGTTGCTTCTTGGCGTATTGGAACTTTCGGTGATGGATACGATGCCTTTTAAATCAAGATTCATGGAACCGGATGTCTTGGTGCGGTTCGCAAAATAATCCTGGCATGCAGGACTGTCAAGAAATTCACCAACAGCTTTCTCCACTTCATTGACGGAAGTCATATGACCGCCTTTTTCCTTGATCTTGTCGAAAGCCTCCGCCAGAGCTGTCACCTTTTCAGCCTGTTCATCATAGGACTTTTTAATATCTTCAAAATTGGAAAGATGTTTCAACTGTTCTGTGATATTCTTGGAGATATCCTTGAACCTGTTCTCAATATCTTCCTTTGTCATCAGACCTTCGGCAAATTCATCACATACTTGTTTGCATTTCAACTGGATACTGCCCAAAAGAGATTTTTCCTCATCGGTCATGTCCTTTTCCTGTTTGGCGAAAGAAATCAGGGAGACAGGTGCTGCAACCAAAAGTCCGGTTACATGTTCCGGACCATTCAAGGCACATACTGTACAAACGACAGCCACAATGGCAAACATAATAAGGGATTGGTATTTCCCCACAATTTTTAAAAAAGTCTTCATTTCAAATTCGTTTTTGGGTTAAACATTAAATAAATTGACTCAATTTTGCAGCAAGCGAGAGATTCGTTTCGTGCTTCTCATTTCCCTTGTCATCAGCAGGCTGCCGGGTGTCATCTGACGGCGCGACAGCAGCTTCAGGTTTGGTATCTGCAATCTTGGAAATCATTGTTCTATATACACGGCTCCAGCAGTGAGGACAACGAACATAGCTTACGATATCCTCTATGCTTTTGCCTGTCAAGTCAACATCAAGGCTTTTATGGGCGTCAAGGACAGCTATAACCTGTTCACGGATTTCAGGTTTCAGTTTATCCATTTCGGTTCGGACAATATCCTCTACAATCCATCTCTGATACATGGCGGCAAGGTCAAGCACCTGATTGTTGAACGTGGTTTCAGCCTGTTGGTCATAGTCGAATGTATGACCGCATTCTGGACAGGTAACCATATTGCTGTTTCCTGTCAATGCCTTTTCGATAAGATCCAGTTTCATACTTAAATCATTTAACCGCTCATCCGAATATCTCATGTTCAGAGCTTTGTTTATCATTTCAAGAGATGATGTAAGTTTCGCGCGCTGTGTGTCAATACTGTCATCACTCTTTATATCCACAAGAAATGTCTGAGGGTTTGATCCCCATGCTTGTAAGGTGGAGGCTTCCCCAAGAAACCATTCTTTGACATGGGCCGGATCATTCACATCCCTGCGGACGGCTTTCACACCGATGGAATGCTCCAGTGTCTTGCCACATTCAGCATAAAGTTTGTAATCTTCAAATGTTTCCCGTCCGATCTGTTTGTTAAGGTTCATTTTGGATACGATAACCAGATTCATGTTATCTTCCCTCGCTTCAATAGGGCAACCTATAAGTTTTGTCTTGTCATGGTCCAGTAGATGTTTGCCACGTTTTAAGAAAAACTCGTTGATCGTTTTATTGAAAGAACCGCTATCAGAGATATCACCTTGCGTATCTTTAATACCGATACCATTAACGGCAATCGTAACAATGCCTTTCTGCTCATCAACATCATTCGCCTTCGTCTTCAACTGAAGGCTTCTCAACTCTTTGTCCATTGTCATTTGATTTTTTAGTTATACTTAAGATTTTCTTTACTCTCTCAAGCTCCTTGTCAGACATCTCGTACAGAAGTTTGTCAAACAGGGAGTTTTCAACTTTGCTTTCCCCGATACGGGCACGGTAATCATTCAGGGTGATGATACCATTCTGAAATTCGCCCATCGCACGTTCCGATATGATTTTAGAAACTTCCTCCTTTTCCTTCTGCCCTTCCTGAAGGCAGTCCACGTGACTGAAATCGACATCAATGTAATATCCGTCACGGTCATATCCCAACATACGTGTCAGTTCACTGGCGTAGCGCCTGGCTGCCGGGATTATCTTGGAGGTGTAGACTCCCTTCTCAGCGGATTTCTGATTATTGAATGTACTGTGGTCCTTGCGTGGTACAAGTTCCGGCGGAACACCAAATACACCGGCAATTATGATGGCATCATTCAATGTTTCTTCAAAAGGCTGTAATTCCTGAATGCTGAGGTTGGTGCGGATGAAATCCATAGGAACATCACTTAATCCATACGGAAACCTGCTGTTGTCAAGGCCGTAATTCCCGTTGAATTCCTCACGGAGATTTCTCTTTTCATCTTCGGTCATGGCAACTGTACCCGTTTCGTCCTTTTTTTCGGAAACGAATATTCCCAAGGCTCCACGTTTCATGTATATCACATTTCTAGCCTGATAAACAGGAATGAGATTGTCAATGGCCATCTTTACGGAATACAGCCGCGAATGACCTTTTATAAAGTTGTCATTTCTATAATCTGTGTTACCGTCCTGATCGTGATAAATGAAATTAGGATTGATCTGTTCAGCATAGTTCAGCCCGTACTGTAACAGGTAATAGTCAATTATATCTTCTTTCTCGGCATTACCGAATAAGGGGATATAGTTCTTCAATCGGATGGTAACCTTATCTGATGGAAGCACCCAATAATTTTTGCATTTTTTGTAAATTGGGGTCTTTAATGTTTGAAATGCTTCAGGTACAACGCATTTCAAATAGCTGTTACCGGTAGCATATTTATATACAAAATGTTGGTAGACAATCCCTTGAAATGAATTCAAACAATTAGGACGGTCTATCAGGTCATTGAACTGCTTGTTGTTCCATACGACCGAATCATCGGAAGCTTTTTTGAGCATGAACCTACCCCCAGCAATGCGGCTGGCAAGAAAGTCGATAGGGAAGAATATCTCACCGACGGTGTTGAAAAGAGTAAGGAAATTGGAATCAGCCACATATGGGCTGTATATGTCTTCGCTAAGTCTGAATCTTCTTTTTGACAGGGCGGAGAATATCTTGTCAACTTCCTGAGCTACAAGGCTGGAAATATCGGTGCTCTTCTTCTTTCCAAATATATTTTCTAAAATTGTCATATAGGAATCTGTTTCCGGCAAATGTAAAGAGAAGAAGCTTTCATTTTACAAAATACCTCAATCTTGAAAATAGGAGAGGGGAGGAAGTGATATGTAATAACTTGTATACAAGTTGATTATAACTTATTTTAGCTGGAACGCGATTTTATTATGTAGTGCCCCCAACCACTGAGAACCGTACTGGCTCCCTTATTTTCGCAATCAACGTTGTAGTCCATCAGGTTGGTTACAAAATTGCCGTATTCCCGTGATTCTTCAAATTTCTTGGGGGAAAGAAGAAGATTTTTTTTTATAAAGTCAGATGTGGCGGATATGCGTTTGTCTACATCGGAATATTCTTTTATCACTCTGATATCCGCCCCTTTCATCTCTTGTCTCAGCTCCTTTACCATCTGATAATAGACAGGAGAACATTCAAATATATGGGTCTTTGCTTCATGGCACATGATGGCCTTTTTTATCTCGTCAACGGATGATGTGTCTTTAAACATGGCATCTGTCAGATGCCATGTGTTGCCGCAACGGCGCGTATGTACAAGAAGGAATGTTCCAGCCACATTCGGCATTATATAAACCACGCTGTCTGTATAATTATGTACAGTATCCGGATTGAAGAAGTCGAGCATTCCTTTACCTGCGTATAAATTCCGTTTGCGCCGGTTGCTGAACTCGATAAAACTTTCGTGGCACAAGTCATGGACAATATATCGGAACGTGTCGGACAAATGCCCGTGTTCCTCATACGACTGCTTGGTAGTGGAGTTTTTCACTTTTGTTTTTAATATGCCACCATTGGAATCTTTCTGGACACTCATATAGTCCTCAAGAGATATCGTACAACTTTCGTCAATGCAGATTTCAATGCCGGGTATCTGGAAATCGAATATCGCATTGATGAACTCGCCTGTCATGGCAACGGACGGATTTCTGTCACCCACTTTGTCTTCTATGTCGAAACCTTCATTCTTTAATGTTTCGATGAACAAGTCCATCCAGGAGCGTTTCTCATCATCAAAAGTGTTGGCTGATTTGGTGGATGCATCGCCATGGACAAACAGCTTGTCGCAATACCTTATTGATTTCAGATATTTGGCGACCAGTTTGGATGATTTCCTCACTGTGTTATTCGGGGATTCGGCACATGTTTCATGGAACTGCCATATCTTTATGCCTGTAGTGAAATCCACTTGCCAGTAACTGATACTGATGAACGGCAGCACATTATTATCGACAGAAAGATGAACAGGCAGACTCGGATTATACGGGCGCTCTCCCGAATGCTGTCCTCTTTTGAACGAGCCGAAAAATTCACTGCCGGTACGTATGACTCCCCATTCGCCCAGTGCATAGACATTATAGTAGTCCGGATCGTTGATACGGTCTTTCTCGAAGTCGGCGACACACTGTTCATCGTAATAGCCGTATGTGCCGTCCGGAGATCCGACAACCCAGAAGTTATTCAGATAAGTGGACTGGATGAGGACAGTATCGCCCGGATGTTCCACAATCTCTTTCGTCCGGACATTCATAATCTGTTTGGGCTCATTCATTCTTAGTGACTTTACCGTTGTAAGTTCTTCAGGGATTCTCTTGCCACCCAAAGTTACTTCCATCGGGATATCATGCCATTTGTCCTTGTCGAATATCTCTTTCTTAATCCAGTGGGTAATTTTGATGGGGTTAAATGAACAGATTATTTGCTGGCCGTGCTTGCCACGCAGACGTTTCCTTATCTGTTTGAAATCTCCGTGTTCAAAATCAGAAAACTCTTCAAGAAACACACGCTTGTAATTCTCTAGTCCTTTGATCTTTTCGGAATCATCCAGACCGGAAAAAGTAATTTTAGCTCCATTGAACTTGCAGACTATGCGCCTTTCCTTAAAGTCAAAAAGATGATAGACATTCAAAGTCTTTGAAGCTTCCTTGAATGCTTCATATATGGAATCTTTCAGAGCTGCACCGACTTTTCTGAATACTTTAGTGTTCTCGGAATCCTGCAAGGTCATTATAAGGATAGCCTGAGCTATACTGAATGACTTGGCGGATGATGAACCGCCATACAGGATGATGAATCGTAATGAAGCATCCTGCAAATACCTCAAAAGATGAAAACAATTAGGATTGAGTTTCTTGTAATTTATAACCATATACTGTTCTATAAGTAGGTGATTCTCCTAGGGCAGATAAAGAAAAAGTGTTAGTGTGCTGTTCTATTTATCCGATTTGTCGTTTTCGTCAAAACCGATGCGCAGTTCACCGATCTTATCGCCGTCATTTTTTACATTGATGGTCTTTTCGGCATCCCATCCGTTCCATGCACCAAGAAGCCGGGCGGCTTCTGTCTTACCTGTGAACTCATAGGAAACTTCTCCTTTCTTGTTGGTTATCTTCTTCATTGCATTCCGGATACGTTTGGGCATTTGGTCGGGTCGCTTTAATTTTACTTTGCCTGTTGAAGAATCAAGTATATATAAGTCTTTGGGGTCAGCCATTACAATATCATAGAGAACCTTCTCAACCGCCTCACGTCTGACTGCGGAATCTTTGGCACGTTGTTCCTTAATTTGATTTATCCTTTGGGAGACCTTTGGGTTTGACAAGAGAAGGCTGGCTTCAGTCCATACACTTTCTGCCTTCATTTTGGAAGCATTGTAAGCCATGCGGTAGGCTTCGCTTGCATTGCCTTCGATATCTACATAATATTGGCAGAAATTTTCTTGTTTGAGTGTCAGTGGTCTGTCTTCTTTTGATGTCATATGGTTTTATATTTAAGCCTGCAAGAAAAAAAGATGGGGTTAAGACTTCTTTTCCTGCAGGTGGATTAAAACTTAAAAAGTAATTTCATTGGGCGCTATCCTTCCTCCGTCTTGGAATTTTGGGGCGTTTGGTTTCTCCGCCCGGCAAAAATCTTTCTGATTCCATTCTCTACGGAGGTGTAGGACAAAGGTACTAAGAAAATGTACCTGTCCACTACTTGTTCAGAATTGTCATGTTCACGGGTGGTCTCCACCAGTTCAATATCAATGCTTTTATACGATCCCACAATTTCTGCGAAGCTTTTTACGGTGATAGGTTGCATGTTCGCCACATTGACAAGGCGTTTGTGTGAGCCGTAGGCATAGATGAGTCCTTGTACCGCGTCATCAATGTATGTAAAGCAACGGATATTCCGGCCGTAGTTGTACAGTTTGACTTTTCCTCTATTGAGTAAAAACCAGAGAAGAGTTCTTTTACGTGGGAGGGAACCGTACACGTTATGAAGCCGGACGCCTGTCGCGTCTTTGCAATAGAATGAGGCGTACTGCTCGTTGAAGTATTTGGATATGCCATACATGGAGGTTGTGTTGCATGGATGGGCGGCAGACGAACTTGCGTATACCAATTTTACATGATATCTGTTGCAGGCATCAGCGACATTTATGAAAGTGTCAATGTTGTCTTTCCGGATTTGGGGGATGTTTCCATTGAATACGGAAGTCTGTGCGGCCAGGTGGAATACACAGTCTATATCTCCGTTTTTGAGGATGTCGCAAATGCTTGCGGCATCCTTGCCGTTTTTCCGGTCAATTCCGATCACTTCAACATCACGTCTTTTCAATTCCTGACAGAGGGCTTTGCCTATGAAGCCTTCGCTGCCAGTTACAATCATCTTCATCTTTAATCGTTTTAGAGTTAATAAATTGGGTTTTATGGGGTGGTTGTTCTATCACTCGGAAATAATCTTTTTCGCGCTGTCAATATTCCGATGGTTCAGATAGGACTGCCAGCATTCATTGCAGCGTGACCATTTGAAACCATTTTTCTTCAGTTGGTTACGTATGTCTGCATCCGGAATGGAAGGAAAGAACAGTTGCAGGCGGTTTTCTGAATAATTTTCAACCAGACTTACACCATTGATGGTGTATTCCTTATTCTCTGTCATTTTCATTTTTCTGGCTCTCTCAAGCTGTTCTTTGACCCGCCGGATATTAGATCCATTATTGGTAATGATATAACTGGGAAAACCTATTTCACCAAAACAGTCGGGAATGAAGAGTTGTGTTATCCCGTTTTCGGAATATCCTAACTCTTTCAGTTTATCATGTTTCTCAATTTCGGAGAGCTTCTTGGAGCGGAGAATCTTGTTGGTGGCTTTCATTGTTTCCTGTTTCTTTCCAAGGGTGGCCAGCTTTTCTTCCAGCCGTTCTACGGCATCGTCATCTCCCAAGTAAATTGAGGCATTATTTTCTGCCGCCTTGGCTTTCTGTTCAAAATATTCAGCTTTCTCGCTAAGCTTTACCGCTTTTCCCAGCGTATTCCATGAGCGGTCCAGAATTCGTCGATGAGTACTTTCTGAATGGTGCCCTATAAGTACGGGTTGTCCCATGGGGATGTTCTCCACTAACTTATGGCTTTGACTGTAAGCCTCCTTAGATTCTTTCATCGCTTTTTCTGCAAGTTCCCTGTACCTGCCAGTTTTCGCTTCTTGTCTTTCTTTTCTGTTCATAATTCAATGTTATTTGGTTTGACTATATGAAAAGGCCACGACTAATGCGCCGTGGTCTCGTTAAACAAATCCTGTTGTTTTTGGGGAACTATATCATCGAACAAGCCGGGAACACGCGGTTGCAGGGCTTCATACTCTTCCCGGAAAAACTCGGCTTTCGTGCGTCCCTTCTTCTTGCCTTTGCGGGTATGCACATCGAATGTATAAGGTGGAATGGGTATGGGGCTTTGTCTGATATCCTCAATCCATTTTTCTATATCGACATCCTTGCGGTCATAAATGAAGTTCTGCAAGTGGTCGGCATCACGATTCTTCCGGCATTCGCACAGCAGAAGAACAGCTTTGCTTACAAAGATACGCCCTTTGGGTTCTGTGGCTTTCTTGTTTACGACCTCGTGTCCCTGCCATAATGCTTCTATTTCTCCGGTCACGATTCCATAGCAATCCTCGGCGGAGATGGTGAACAAACGCTTCCATACATAATCCCTGTAACCACTGGTCCACAGTTCCAAAGCGAAAAAGCCTGCAACCGCTGCGTCAGCCCTTCTGATCGCTTTCTGCATTGCAGAAGATACTTCAAAAAAATCATAGCCTCCAACAGTTCTGATAGTCATAATTTTTAGTTTTTTGGTTTGACTTATTGTTTATTACATTAGTAAAGATAGTCGTAATTGACAAGTTTTGCAAACAGAATCTTCGCCATTTTATCGCCTTTTTCATCTGATTATCAGTATTTGAATTTACAGGTTATGTTATATTGCACGAGCTGCTTTGTCTTGTCCTTACCGTTGTTGGTTGCGCTCTTCAACAGGATGCTGTCACCAAAGTTTTTCTTGATGAAAAGAATGGACCGCCGTTCCTCTTCCTGATTGCGGATAGAGGCCAGCCCTCCTGCATTGACAAATGTATTTTTCTGCTCGAAGTTGTATCTGAGGTCTGTGAGTACACGCCGTTCCTTATACTTCATGTAACAACTTATCCAGAAATCTTCTTTGAGTCTCAGTTCCTCGTTCCACCAGGTATTTTTGTTATAGATAATTCCGTAACTGCATCCTGTTATCATCTTTGAAAGAGAAAGAAAGCTCGTTTCGTTATACATCACAGGTGATATCCGTGAGGTGAAGCCGAAAAGGTGGATATCCATAAGACTGGCCATTTCATGGAGTGAGAGGATAATCCGGGTAATCTTGTCTTTGTCTTTCACTCTTCCGGACTCGCCTTTCTCCGCATAAAGAGTTTTGCAGGCATGGACATCATCATCGAGCATGAACAGCTCCCCGAAATATCTTGCCATCCAATTACGTTTGGGGATAAGACCAATGATGTCATCGGGATGGGTGACAATCTCGCAATCCGGGTTAAATTCACGATACAGGTCTGCTTGGCTCTCGGCCACACAGACAATGGGATCATTCACCAGCTTTTTGGCGAACACTCTGTCATGCCTTTTATGGCTTGGAATTACTATTTTGCAAGGCATGGCGTACATCTTTTATATCAATGACATTCGATTTGCTTATCTTGCCGGTCTTGTAGGATTTCATGTGCTGCATATCCAACCGTTCACGGAGCCAGTTGCTGTCCACCTCATTACCGGAAATAATGATGAATAGTTCATGTTTCTCATCATATTTGGGAATGAGAGGATACAGGGCGTTGTCATCCGATATGGCGTTGAAACGATCCTTGAATTCATCCTTTTCCTTTTCTGGAGCGAACTCAATACCCCAGTCCTGTAACTCAGCCTTATCCCACTCGTTTTCCATAATATCCATATCATTCTCACCGAAACTTACATTATCTTTTGTGGCGTATTCACGAAGCTTGGCTACGGGTGTATCGTCTGGCAGCACCTTGCAGGGAAGTTCTTTATAGCCCAAATCCTTACAGGCACGTAAACGCAGGTTACCACAAACGACAATGTATCTGCCTTCTGATGGAAAAACGATAAGTTCACGGAGATCAAGCATCTCAGGAGAGTCGGAAATACTTTTTTTCATCGCTTCGAAGCGATAGTCCCGGAAGAAACGTGGGTTCTTCGGAAGCCCGGCGAGCTGGCCCTTGTTGAAGTCCAGCAGCTTTATAGAAATGTTTTTTGTCATAACTCACTATTTATCAACTACACTTAAAATCAACATCACTCAAGTCAGTCACAACACCTATTCATCCTTGTTGTCATTGAACTCTATCGTATCCTTGATCAGTTGCTCGATATTTGCGCATCCGATACGGCTTAGATAAGTTATGGTGGAAATGATGATACCTGCAGCGGCAATCTCCTGTTCTGAATAACCGGGCAGATGCTTGCTGTGATATTTCGAAGCTTCAAGCAATTCCCTCCATTTAACAGAAATCAATAAGATAAAGGCACGCCTGGAGGTATAATTATTGATTTTACCTTTGCGCATTGCTGTTTCAAGGCATCTCTTCGCCAATTTATTCAATGTTATCATTGTTTGACAGGTAATTGTTAGGACTATATTAATATTCTCAAAGATCCTGTATGATCGGGCGACTCTCTTGGTCTGGGATGGGTTATTTTCATTTTTGTTCGGTTATCCGTTAATTATTATTCGCATAATCCATGAAACATACTCATACAGGCGTAACCTCCTTCCGGTTCGAAAGCATCAAGTGTGGCGTTCTTATCGGTCACATACCAAAATACATCTTCTACTGTTGGATATTTTCGATTTGCACAAGCGTATTTGGGAATGAAACCCGACTTAAAGAATGATGCACCGGGACGTAATGCCCGAACTTCATCTTCTACATTCTTTAGCCTGCTACACATCTCCTTATCATTCAGAAGCATCTTTATATTTTGCAAATTTGACATCACACATGGGAAACAACCAACTCGCGAGAATCCTCTTGAATAAAGTGGATTTGGTTTTTGACCAGCATTAAGAATACAATCTATAACTTCTTGAGCAGTCCATCGAAAAACCGATCTTAAAACTGAGGCATCATACATTCCACACCACTCCTTCACATCTTTTTTTCTATATGAGGCGAATTTCCCTTTTTCATTGGGAGTAAAGTATGATTTAAAATACATGCACTCTTCTTCCATAGATGAACGTTTATAACTTTCTGACGCACGTATTCCTTCTATGATAATACAACTCTCTTGGAGAGATAGTATATAGTCAACCATCGGCTTAACTTTGAGGTCAACCGTGCAAAATCTACGAATAGGATCCGGGAAACGTCTGTACTTCTTACATATTTCTATAAAATTAAACTCCGGCTTAAGCGTTGTTATTCTAACACCCATCTGCTTACATACATCCGTTATGTGCTGGTATGTATCGGGATGTTCCCAGCCAGTGTCGCAAAATACAGCTTCTATCTTATCGGCTCCGTATTGCTTAGCAGCTTGGATTAAACATGCTTGAGAATCCTTGCCTCCGGAGAAACTTACTATTATCTTCATTTTATTCCTTTCTTTCTTATTTTGAATTATTTTTTTATAACTACCGCCATTGTACTAATAGAAGTGCCACTCTCTTTAAACTCGCCTGCGCTGATTTCAAACACTTCTCCATGTACTTCTTTCAGCCAGTTGCGGAAATCAATACATTTTTTTTCCGAAGCGAATTTCCAGTGTTGGCTGGTTATTGCTGCAAGGGTTCCACCTTGTTCTAATCGATCATACATAAGCCTGACATGCTCTATATCCTGATTACCGGAAAACGGAGGATTTGCAATAATCTTAGTGTAACTACCTACACTGTCTTTGGTAAAGTCTTCATCAAGCAATATTACGTTGCTAAGGGTATACAAAAACTCTCTGTTTTCCGGCATCAGTTCATAGCATTCCACTGTTACAGAAGGACAAGCTCGATGAATGGCTTTAATGAGAGCACCGCGGCCGGCACTCGGTTCCAGTACCGTATCATTTTCATGTATTCCGCCGGCAAGCATAACCAGCCAGTTCGCCACCTCAGCCGGCGTTTCAAAAAACTGGTATTCCTGCTGAAGATTACAGCGCTTCCCTTCTTTAAGAATTGAGAACACCCTCTCCGGATTGAACGGGAATGTAAACCCTTGAGCCTTTCCACCCTGCCAAGATCCGCCGGCTTCTTCAATCCATTTCTTAGCCTCGGCATACGATTTCTTATTGAACTGCACATTGGGAAGTTTCAACAAACCGTTCTCCAAGGTACAATGCCGCAGTATCTCTTCAACGCTCCAGTTCTTCCCACTGTCAGCTGTACCTTTCTTGCTTTCTTTATTCTCCTCAATGCCTAATAGCCTGTGCAATGATTTTTGTACACCGATAGCAATGGAGGCATTGACTGACATCCACTCCAGTATGGCTGTCAGAAACTCGGTGTCTACATGTCCAGTCTCGTCATAAATGGTTTCCTTGTCAATCAGGGTCGGAAGCTGCTTAAATGGTTCAAGGCTACCATGTAACGTTTCGATTAAAATCTCTTTTTTGCTCGTCATAACTCTTTTGTAAATAAATTCTTGTTGTGTCTACACTCCCATGACCTAAAAGGTCAGCCAGTTGAATAACATCTTTGTTTTTTTTCAGGAACATTTTAGCGAAAAAATGACGAAAGGCGTGTGCGTGCATCTTCCTTGAATCAATACCGCAATGTTTTCCCCATGCTTTCAAGTGCTGGGAAAAGCCCCGCTGTGTGATCGGACCGAATCTCCCTACCGCAAAAATCCCGGTTTTACCATGTTCCTTAGCATAAGCCTTCGCTTCTTGCTGTAGCTGTTTTTGAAAGAAAAATCGACGGTACTTGTTACCCTTCCCTCTTAGTGTTACCTCCCCGGATATAATGTCTTCCCACGTGAACTGCTGGAATTCTGACAGACGGGCACCCGTTGTACCCAATACTTTGATAAAAAAGTAGTAATCCTTGTTGGATTTCGTTTTCAGAAAATCCAGTAGGCGGTTGTACTCCTCTTCTGTCGGGACATTGTTTACATCGAGCTTGCGCTTCATCTTAGGTCGCTTAAGCTCTATCGGTTTTTTTAGCCATTTAGAAAATTTTTCCAAAGCGGTGATACGTAGACGGATAGTCTGTGGGGATAATGATTTTTCTTCTAAAGTCCGTATAAACCGCTTGCAGTTTTCCATATTGATCTCATTCACATATTCAAAGTATTGCTTCAAGGATGTATAATAAATATCCACTGTATGTGGCGAATAATCATTGTTGTCGGTCAACCACACTATAAAATCATTCAACAGTTTTCTATTCTTCTCCGAAATGGCATCAAGTCTTTCTAACGTCTTTATTTTCTGCTCTCGGCGGTTATATCCGATTTTAAGGTGATGTAATAAATCACAAATGGCTTCACTCATCAATGGATAACGTGCCCCAATATTGGCATTTTCACGCTTATAAGCCAGATAGCTACGACGATTGACATCTTCGGCACTTTCAAGAAAATCCGTTACATATTTGATATATTTACCGATGGTATCATAAGTCCTTCTTGTTGTATATAAGTAGGAAATATAATCAGTTAATATCTTCTGTCTGTCACTATTCATGGTTATTTATTGATTTGTTATGAGTAATACACTATTCCTTTATTCTCTACAGTCTTTTTCAGGACACAAACATAATGATCGAAAAAACGACACAGATATTCATTTAATTCTGGCTTTATAACAGACTCGTATTTCTCAAAATCATGCAGTATCTTTTCTGCTACCGTATAATCTATCGCACCTTCACAATCAGATGTTTGCAAAAATTCAATGAATGGCTTACCTATGAAGTTGTTTACGTTATTCCAAACGTACTTTACATCATGTTTCAAAACCACATGTGATATTATATCTCTGAAAATAGAATATTCTGAATAAAAAATATCACAGTCGGAATATAAAACATCAGCTTTATAGCAGCCTTCCTCAACCGTAGGTATATGGTTTATCGGTTCCATTCCGTGCGCTTGATAAACATACCACCCATTCCCGGTATTATCATATTCCTCTCTTGATATTTTATCGCCCAATTTTAAGGCATAAATACTTAATCCCATATTAGCTCCTTTCTTTCTTGGAATCAATATATGTCTCTCGCTTCATCGAATTGGAATACGGTTCTTTTCATTCTTCTAATTTTTGAAAAATAACTGGCCGCAACTCTTGACATATAACTAAACGGCTCCAATACATTACCTTTCCTTTCCGCAATGGTACATAATGTTTCCTCATATATGTAACTCCATACCTCTTCCAGCATTTGTGGCCTGTTTGTGAATTTACGTTTTACGATATAGGCGCATATACGTTTTTTGTACTTACTTAACTCCAATGCTATATCCGTAATGTCTTCGGTATCGTAATACAATTTCACTTTTTGAAGCCAATCCAGCGCATTCAAATTACATTGAACAACCTCTTTACTTGTCATTTGGGGCTTTATCTTGGAGCGTGCAAGTTCGAGAAAATCATATCTTGTTTTCAATTCTATCCTGCCATTGAGTGATACAACCCATACTCTGCCCAACTTGTTGGGATTGATATGGTGGGATACAGCATACATCAGCCGGTTGACACAAATAGCACGTTGTTTTTTTGTATCGTCATCATATAGAAGATATCTGCCATTAACAGGCTTTATTATCCTACATGTAGTTTTATTTCTTACGCGTTCTCCGTTTGTTTCATATTTAGAATATCCTTCTATATCAATCCATTGTTTGGGGGTGTTCTGCATATTGTAAGTTTTCATATTTTTCTTATTTTGAATTTCTTGTTTATTTCCTTTTCTGCCGCCTTGACTCCTTTCTTAAATCCCTCCACAAAGCTGTCAAAACAAGCTCTATGGATTTCTAAAGTACATCTTCGCATAAGTGGACAAATCGAACATTTTTGGCTAAGTCCGGCTGACTTCTTGGCTATTTTCGTTACGTTTTTCATTGGATTTTTAAATTAATTATTACGATTTCTTTCCGCTGCGACTTCACTCATACACATCTTGCACCAGGAGGTGAGACATTGGTATTCCTTATCCCCATATCTGACAGTCCTGTTATAGAACCGGTGGAGCGGAAGGGAACGTCCGCAATGCGGACAAACCTTTCTTCCTGCTTCCGTACCGGCAACCGTCTTGGCTTTACGGTGTACAAGCGTACATCCTCTGCATTCATCCAGTCTGCCTTTGTATTTCCGGCATTTGTGCAGGGAGATGCGCCCGCATGGAGCGAATTTCTCGCAGTCGAATCTGGGTTCTGTGTGATAGATGTTCATGCAGTAAGTTTTTTGATCAGACTCATGTTCTTCTCCACCAGCCGGATAATGCAGTCATGATACTCCGATGTTCCGTTGCATACGGCTCTTGACTGTACTATCTGAAAAGATTTAAGATTCACTTCGATGGTTTCCACATGTTTTTCTCCGACTATGGCTGTCATGATCAGGCATTCACTGCGTCTGTAATACCTGTTGGCGTATACACAATGGTGCATGGCTTTGCCCTCCTTGTAGAACTGGGTTACGCTTTCAAGCGGACGGATGACTATGCCGTCGCCTTTGATTTCCATGCCGAAGAATCTTTCCATCCGGTTGTAGAATGATGCTATATCCTCCTTGAGCTGCTTTTCTTTTTGGATAGCCTTTATTCTGTCCCTTTCCCTTCTTTGCCTTGCCTCAATTTCATTTTTCTTTCTTAGTAATCTGTCGTGCTCGGCTTTTAAATTTTTGGGACATACGTATTTGGCGTTATGCAGATCCTTGTGGAAATAGGACAGCAGGCTTATATAGTCATTCCACATGCTTGCATCTCTGATTATATAACGGTTGCGGTTGCAGATGTTGAAAGACGGTTTATATCGGAGTTGGTAATAGCCCGTTTTGTACATGTGCTTCAACATATCCGTCTGCCCGGTCTTGATACATAATTCCGCATCATTGCCACCTTTCAGAAGGTCTCGTATAAGTTTTGAGGGGGGTACATCGGGGAACCGTTTCCCGATTCCCCGCTTTCTTAATTCCGGGAGCAGTTTCTTTCTTGGGTATATCCATCCCCATATCGCATATAGGTCTCCACGATAATTCCAACTGTAACTGCCGTATTCACCCTTTATGCTCAGTGGTTCCGAATATATCCATCCGCTGCTTCCCATATTCATCGGTTTTGCCATGATGGTGCGTTTCCCCTCGACGGTGATCCATTCCTGAACCACTTCAAAGAAAGCATAGTGAATATAATCCTGTCTGCTGTTCAAATCAAAATTCCTTTTTCTGGCGTACTTGCAGCATAGTATATGTCTTATGATCTGGAACTCTCCGGCGGTCTGTAAGATGGACATGTACTTTTCTTCCTCGACTTTTCGTTTCCGGCTGACCTTTACGTCCAGTTTGTGGTGGCAGTACGGGCATTCGGTCGTATCACCGAGCAGGGTGGTTCTCAGCTCGCTATTGCTTGTGTCTATCCATGTTCCGCCGCACTCGGAACACCATAGCTCATCCTTGCACCTATATGCTTCGTGGATGAATATATGTTCTTTCGCCCATTCTTTTTGTACTTCGGTAACGGCGGACAGTTTGCCGCTTAGTCCGGTTACACGTTTCTCAAGTTTCGTTCTCGGTTTCATGATTAGAACAAGCTCATTTGTTGTACATTATCATCCGCTTTCTTTCGGACGTTTTTCTTCCTGAGTGTCTGGTATTGTTCTTCCGCTAGCCGTGCGATTGCTTTGTCACGTGCCGCTTTCTTATCTTCTTCGGTGAGTTCCACAGGTTTGGCGGAGGATGATACGGACGTTTTCTCTCCGGCAGGCAGCCGGTTTATTTTGATATCGTCCTCATCATAGTAGTGCACTGCCATCCCGTAGACCTCCTCGTCTGAAATCGCTACGGCGTTACCACGCTTCCTGGCTTCACCCATGATATAACTACAGCATTCATCAATGCTTTTCTTCTCATTCGCATATTTGGGGGCGAACAGTGAATCTTCTTCCGCCCGTTTGTCCAGATAGGCTTTGATTGCCTGTTTGAAACTTTCATTACTTGCCATGGTCGTTAGTTGTTTGTCAAAAATGGAATCATGCTTTTCATCTTATAAGCATCGTTAATGTTGATAACATCGCCGCTTTTCTCATCCGGACAGGTGGCTCCATCAAAGCTCTTTCTCGGATTTATCGGAGAAGGACTGATTTTGTTAATCAGAATGTTTTTAATATCCATAGTTTTAATGTATTGGTTTGACTTTTAGTTTGTTATATCAATAAAGATAAACGTTGAGAACAAGTTTTACAAACAGAAACTTCGCCATTTTTACGCCTTTTTACCAGAGGGTAAAACGGTCAGAAAACCACGCCGTACAGTCTCGTTAAAGACAGGCAGGTCCTCAGCTCTGACATACACCTCAGATTCATGATTCAGGGTAAGATATGAGCTGAAACCGAAACGTTCACATATCTCTTTACGTCTTTTCATGCCTTTGGAGCTCCACTTTATTCTGATTTTTTCCATAAATCTATTATTTGCTTGGATTCTGCATCACCGGATTCCGCACGGCGTTTTAGTTCGTTGTACCAGCTCAAAGAAGAATATCCTTCGGGTGGAGTGAATCTTCTGTTCTCTATCTCATTCTGGATTCTCTTTCGGTTTATAGCGTCCAGCTCATAATTCCTTTCTGACCTGAACTCCTTGAAAAAGGCATTGCCAATTCTTCTGGCATCGAAAGAGGCGAATGAATTATCATACTTTCCAGCTTTGTAGCGTGCGAAAAACAACATCAACTCAGAAAGTTTGTAAGCCTTAACCTGTGAGGCAAAGGACTGGCAGAAGATTCTTATTCCATCAGCAACTCCCTTTTCCTTGCTGTTGGAAGCCCCGAATATGCCAGACACCTGTATGTCAATCCAATATTCGGAGGAACCATGGCCGTAAAGCGCATCATACTGCATCAGCGAGGGACAGTCTGCCATATAAGCCTTTTCCGGATTCTGAAGGGTATATCCCCATTGAGTTGGTGAAAATACTCTTTCAACCTCAGAACGGTCTTTCCATTTGGTCAGCCAAGCCTTCTTCGAGGTCTCGCTTATGTTGTTGTAGCAAGCTAAGAGCGTAGGCGTTAGCTTCCTGCTTGCTTGTATAACAGCTCCTATTGTTCCCATTGTTTCGTTGTTTTTCAAGCTCAATTTTCAGCCATCTAGCAAAGTGTGATTTCGCATCCTTTGGTGCTTTCCTTACCTCTCCCTCGTTTTGAAGTTTCTCGAAAAAATGTTTTAAATACGTTTTGAACATATCTACCGTAAAATCCTTGTAACCGGAATTACGTGTATTCATCGTTACGATTTCACTCCAACTCATGTCCCTTGACAATTCCTCATAGCATTCGTCTAATTCTTTGCCTAAAATTTCGGGAGGGGGAAGATTTTCTTTATCTCTCGATAGAGAGATTTCTTTATTATTTCCTTTCCTTTTCTTTGTGGTGTTTTTGCATACATTAATGTCGGCAGTAAAAGGGTTATTGCATACATTAACCCCGCCATTGCAAACATTAACTATATCGCTCGATACATCTCCATCGTCGGAAGAAAAAACTTCCTTGTTTTCGCAACCGCTAACTTTGATTAATAAGTATCTAAAATCATCCACAGATTTACGCCTTTTAGATATTTTGAAATATCGCTTTTGGATGCCCGCACTGGTAAGAACTCCCATCGAATCAAACAGGTCTTTGTCAAAGAAGCCCCATAAGACTAAACGGTTCATTATGCTGTCGAGCAATTCAGAAGACACTCCGGGCAGGTCTCTAAGGAGTTTGAATTTCAGCAGATCATTCCACAATATGAAATATCCATTTCGGTATATCGCACAAAGCAGCTTGATTACAACAATTTCTCCTTTAATCCCGAATTCCCCGGATATGGCTACAATCTTCTCATCATTAAAGAAATCAACGTCAAAAGGGAAATAATCCAATCCCATTTTATTAGGTCTTGCCATAGGCGTTTCCTTTACCCGAATTCAACCGGGGTTATTTCATACTCGACACGCGGTTCTTTCCGGTCAACGAATTTTTCAATCTCTATGTACACGCACTGACGGTCGTTTTTGATTGTTCCCGTCATTTGCAGACAGTCAAGCAGTATCTTCAGTGAGTTGTCCAAATCCGGCCGTTTGCTGTTATAATAGACTTTTGCCCTCAGTCTGAAATATCCCTCAATCATCCGTCCCCGTTCGGGGCATTGGATATAAAAGTTCTTTTCGTATTCCTTGAGCACTTCCTGTTTTGCAAGCGAGGAATGTGTCTTTCGGGTCTTGGGGTCAAAATGAGAAACAATCTTATAACAATTGCTCTTTGATGGTATTTGTCCTCTTATGATATACATGATTATAATATTACGTTAGTTAATTGTTTGCCATTGCTCTTGATGCACCACTTGTCCTTTTCCGGTTGTTCTACCCTTAAATCCTCGACTTTCCCGAATGTCCTGATATTGCCACATAAGTCTATGACCCAGCCGTTCTTGCCGGGGCACGGACGAATGACACGTCCGACCATCTGATAATACAGTGAGAGTGACATGGTAGGTCTGCAAAGCACGACGGTGTCAAGTTCTGGATAGTCAAACCCTGTGGTAAGCACGCCGACATTGGCTACAACTTTTATTTTCCCGGCTTTGAATTCGGCAAGTATTCTCTCACGGTCAGATTTGGTGGTATCCGCGCTTACAACGGCGCTGTCAGGAATCTCCCGTGCAAGCATTTCAGCCTCGGCGGTGAACCGGGTGAAAACAAGCATGCCTTTACGTGCTCCCCCGACTTTGGGATGAAGCAATCGTTTCACTATGGAGATGAGATAGCCGTACAGATCCACACGCCGGAATTCATCAGACAGGCTTGCGTCGTCAAAATCAGCTCCGGAAGAGTTTCTCCTTACTTTGGTCAGGTCAATTCTCGTGACATCGTAATACTTCAACCGGGAAAGAAACCCTTTGGCAAGCAATTCGCTTACCTGGCAATAATACAGGACCTGGGAGAAGACACGCGGACGGGTACGGGTGAGAAACTTAAGCATACTTCCGTTCATGCAGGAATATAACCGGTATGGGGTGGCGGTAAGCCCTACAATCCTTCTTTCAGCCTGTTCGAAGAATCTCTTGTACATTCCATCGCTTGGCTTGACAAGATGGCATTCATCAATCAGAATGTTCTTGAAATGCTGGAAGTCCTTCATATGCCGGATGACACTGCCGATAGTGGCGAATGTGATGCGGCTGATCTCTTTCCGGCCCACTGACGCGGAATATATGCTGCAATCCCAAATTCCGTATGTTTGCAGCTTCGCAAAGTTCTGTTCCAATATTTCTTTATTAGGCTGGAATACAATCAGAGGCTCCTCAAGCCTCGCTGCTATATCCGCTATGATGAGTGATTTGCCCGCACCTGTCGGAAGTACCAAAAGACCGTTCCTGTCTGACTTCATCTTAAAACACATTACAGCGGCATCACTGGCTTTTTTTTGATAATCTCGTAATTGATATTTCATAGTCTGATAACTCCTTTATGAACTTTTTCGTGGCAAGAGGCGCATAAGGTGACAAGGCAGTCCAGATGTTCGAGTTCATGACCGACTATGGACATTCCGTTCACCTTATAGCGCATATGATGTACTTCCAGCGGATAGAGGGCGTTACAATGCCGGCATTTGTGTCCGTCCCTGATACGTATTTCCCTTGCAACCTTCTCCCAATATGGATTCCGTGTCAGGGAGAGCGCATACGCCGACTTGCGTCCCCTCTTATGCCGTAGCCTGCTCATCAGTTTTCTTCTTCGTCAGAATCAACACATCCCAATGCATCGTTCAGATCATCTTCATTGCCTAGCTCATCGTCGCTGTCATCCGGAATCATGTCATGTTCGTTGTCAAAATCATCATCGTCAGGTTTCTCCACTGCCGGAAAATCCAGTCCGAACAGTTCCATCATGGCTGTGCGGTTTCTATCCTCCTGCGCCCACAGGGAAGATTTGTCGTAAGATGAAATCTTTTCAGCCTTGACCAGCAGAACACGGCCGTTTATTACCGAATAGAAAAGGTAGTAGCCGTTCAGGGCTATACGGAATGTCTTGGTTGGCGGCAGCTTCTTTTCCTTTGTGCCTTCCGTCACCTTGGCGGCATAATCCTTGATCTGTCTGCTAACCGAATTAAGAGCCTCCTCAGCGTCCGCCTTCAGTCGTTTGGCCTCTTCCTTTGCACTCAGCAGTTCTGCCTCGGCACTTGGCAGCTCTTTCTCTACGAGCTCACAATACTTCTTTCTGATCTCGTCTTTTTCAAAATTATCCATATATCTCATTGCCAGTTCATTCTCCGGGAACATGACATTGAAATGCTCGTTGACAGCCTTGATGATCTCCTTCTCGTTTTCAGCATTTCCGAATGTCAGTTCAAGAGGGAATGTGTCTTTTACAACTTCCGGCAGGACAAACTGCAGTTCCTCCGGTTCATAATCGTTTGTAATCATAATTATATTTTAATTTGTTATTATTAATATCTGCCTTCATACTCGGCTACAAAGGCGGAATAGTACTTATCGGTAGGCAAGGGGAGTATGATGCCAAAATCATTGTTGACATCAGCCTTCACGCTTTCCATGAAGTTTGTCATTTCCAAGGTATTCAGCTTGCTTGTGCCACGGGATATGGTTTCGGTCTTTCCACCTATGGTCACCTGTTTGCTCAGAAATTTCTTGCAGTAGAGATCATGTATGTCCTGCACACCGTCAGCGGTGCTCCAATATTCCTCTCCTGTGTATTCCCTGAAACAGGCCCCGATACATCGGAACCATTGCCACATGAGGGCATTCTGGTTGAGGGTACGGGGCTTGGTCTTGCGTTTGATGGTGAGGGTATATTCCCCATTTCTCAGCAGGCTTAGCATGAACTCAAACGGTTTGTCAAGAGTTGCTTTACCGTCTTTCTTTATAATAGTGGCTTCCATCAGCAGGGCAACTCATCATCGGAACTGGCATGTTGTGTCTGCTGCTTGACAGTTACCATCTCCATGCTTTCTGCAAATGTCTCAACGACAGTATGCCTGACACCGTTCTTGTCTTCAAACGACCGGCTTCTGATTTCGCCTTCGACATATACCTTATCCCCTTTATGAAGATACTTCTTGGCTGTTTCGGCAATACCACGCCATACTACGATATTATGCCATTCGGTACGTTCGGGAATTTGTGTGCCATTTGGCAAAGTCTGTGCGCGCTTGGTCGTGGCAAGAGAGAACTGGCCGACGGCGACACCGCCCTCAAGATATCTGACATCGGGATCCTTTCCGAGATGTCCTAACAGGATTGCTTTATTCACACTCATTTTCTTTCTCCTTTCTTATGGTTATACGAATAGATGCTTTCTTTTCGACAGATTTCAGATACTTTGAATACAAATCCGGATAGTCAGTCTGGAATGCCTTGGTGTCGAATGACTTGCCTGTTGTGGCGGGAGTGACGGAAGCACGCAGTCGTCCGGCATCCCATACATTCACCCCATTCTCTATCATGGCGTTTTTCAGTCCTTCCTTCATCTGTTCGCTCTGTTCCTTGGCAAAATCCAGCTCTTCCTGGATATCAATAAGCATTTGTACAGCCGCCGCAGTCATCAACTGCAGGTTTCCGGCAGGTGCTATTTCTGTGGAAAGGTATTTCTCACCCTTCACTTCGCATTCCATGAGGCGCATTACTTCTTCATCAGACCTGCGCTCAACAGGAATAAGCTCGGACTTGTCTCCACGGAGCCAGACCCCGTACAGGTTTCTGACTTTCAGTCCGGGATTCTGCCTCTCAAAGAGGTATGCGTATATGGACAACTGCCAGCTAAGGGATTCTTTGTCTATCCGGTAAGTGGTCTTGATATCCGCCAGGCTGATCTCACCTTCCTTTTCCCATACACAGTCGATGTTGGATGCGAAGTACTCCTCATCGGATACTGTGTATTCGTTGGCCAGCGCGTCATATCCGGCATTCATGCGCTCACGTAAATAGTTCTCCGCCTCGATGCTTTCAGGCTCGAATCCTGTCGAGTCTACAAATTCGCATTGTGAATGGATGCGGCTGCCCTTGTCGGCCGCACGCCTCATCACATGGTCGGGAACGCCTTTGTACTTGTCGGGAAACAACTGCCGGCTGATCATACCGGTAATTCCCCGGAGCTGTTTCTCTCCAAGAAAATAGGTGTGGTTCTCTTCATTGAAAACCACAGGGGACTTTACTAATTTTATCATTTCTTTTCAGGATATTTTTTGCCCATTTCAATACAGGCGTTACGAAACTCGTTATTGTTCTGCATGACTGTGTATCTTTTCCAGACAGACAGGACCTGCGCCCGTGACTTGCAGGCATTCATCTCATCAACTGCCTGTTTCAGTTGCGCACCGGTAAAAGCGGCAGGAGCCTGTGCCGGATTTTTAGGCACGGTTCTGGCAGGTGCCTGTTCTTTCACTTTCTCTTTCACTTCACCGAAAACATATCTTACGTCACCTCTGCCGTCAACAATCACCAGTTTGGAGATTTCACGCTGCTGGTTGTATTCAATCGACTGTACGTTGAACTTGGCATTTGTTCCAAAACTCTTGGAGCCATTGTAGCCGGTTTTTTCATATATTTCCGAGGAATCCAACGTTATCCAGATGAAGGGAGCCGTGTAAAGCTCACGACCGATTCCCCAGTTGAAAGCGGCGCGTTTGAAGGCATCGGACGCCTGTCCTTTCTCCTTCTCGGTATTGGACTCCGTACCCACATCCTGTTTGTTTACCCATACGCCTTTATCAGTGTCCCAGACAGATATCGTGCAGAACAGGTTTCCGTTTATCAGTTCGTGGCTACGCTGCCAGTTGTTTGGACCATAGACCTCATCCAGCATACGCATATCAACACGGGCATCTTTATAGAGCAGGAGGGAACAGCCGTTCTGCTTCATCGTGCCGACTCTGCATTCAATCTCGGAAGCCAATAATGTTCTGATTTGACTTCCTTGTGCTTTTTCTTCTTTTTTAGCAGCCATAATTTAATTTTATTGGTTTGACTTTTAGTTGTTTATATCTATAAAGTTATCTTTTATTGACAAGTTTGGCAAACAGAATCTTCGCCATTTTATCGCCATTTTCCCAAAGAATTAGGAGAATGGAAAAGCCAAAGAATACAATTTTACTCTCCAGCTTCCCGTTCCTGATGATGAACTTGGATAGCAACCCCGAAGAGGGATTCTTTGGGGTATATAATACAATCAGCCAATATGCTGATACAATTTATAATTCTAATAGCATGTTTGTAAACCGGTAAAAAGGTGCACTATCTTCACAGACCATGCACCGAAATCACAAACATAAAGTAAATGCGACAAAACTACTAGTCAGGCCTTCACAGGTTCATGGTGGAGAAACCCGGATTCGAACCGGGATGAGTTGCCAGGTCCGCCACATCCAAGGTTGGCCTTCCTGTCATCTAATGGTGCGTCTGCCTATTCCGCCATTTCTCCGTTTTGCCACCGTACCGCTGTACGGTGGGCTTTTCTCATCTTAATCTATTATTATGAAAAAGACAATTATCCTCACGGACGTCACGCATGAGGGTATCGAACCCTCCCCGACGAAGATCAGTTTTCTGAACTCTTGGGAACCCCGGTTGTTTTATGCGTGTTATAGCCACCCCATCCCGTGAGGCGGCCCGCATTAAGTTTCATTTATGTGATTCGAAATTCACCCTCACGGGCTTTGTTCCCGGATAGTCGGTCAGGACACACCGGGATAAATGAAGATATAGAATATAACATATAAAAGAGGGCTTCCACCTCACGCTGTCCTTTCCAGCGGCTTTGGGTTAAATTATTATCTAACAAATTGTTCTCTGCTTCACTGCCTTGAAGTCTCTAACATGGCTACGTTTATACGGGTAGGTACGGCTCCCGCTCTTCAGGTAAAAATATGCAATTGCATCGTGGACGATACGGGACTTGAACCCGCGACCCTCAGCTTGGGAAGCTGATGCTCTGCCTCTGAGCTAATCGTCCATGCGCCCGGACACTTCCGGGCTTGATTGATTAATTAGTATTCAATATGATTGAAAGGTTCACCCTCACGGGCTACTGGTGCGGACGGGCGGACTCGAACCGCCGACCTCACGGAAAACCATGCGCTCTGCCTGACTGAGCTACATCCGCTTTGCCCGGACGCTTCCGGGCTGATAACAAGCAACCAGGATCAATCCTCACGGATCAACTTCTTTATATACCTGACCATATAACCGGGCATCATTCTTTCCCAAAGGAAAGCTGTACATATTGAATATACCAGCCCGATCACATTCAGATAAGTTATATGACCTTCATTATCCAGAGTGAAAGTCATCAGAGTGGGAACAGCCAGCAGGCTGATCCACATAATGAATAGTATTTTTTTCATTCTTGTTTCTTTTTTCCGGTTTTTCCAGTCTTTCTCATATTCCTGCAATGCATTAGTACTTGTGCGGCATTGCAGAACCATTTTCCGTTCTGCGAGTTTCTCGGCTTGACAGCCTCTATCTTGCCTGATTCGATCAGACGTTCCAGTTTTTTCTTTCCGCCTACTATTGCGGCTGCCTTTGTCTGTCCGAAATATTCTCCGGACATCACACGCATGATGTTATCCAGAAGGATATCAGCGGTATTGTCCATAAGCATAGTTGTCCTTACCTTGTTGTTGCATAGAAAAATCATATCACTGGGTTCTGGTTACTGTTACCGTTTTCTTTTCGATATTGGTTTTCGCGGACCATTTGTATCCGTTCGCACGTTCCACAGCCAGATTGGCACCATAAATCGTGCTGCCGATTGATCTGGCCTGACTTAAAGGGAATACCTCACATTCACCGACCGCCATTTTGCGGAGTGTCGGAACGATTTCTTTTTTTTCTGTTGTTTCTGTCATGATTGAAAAAAATTATAGTAATAGTTCTCCCGAGCCGATCCGGTCAGCGGCATCACGCCTTTTTCGGGAGATTTACTTAACTTTGTGGTGTCTAATCAAAAAATTAAGTGGTTATGGAAAAATATGAAATTGAAGAATGTCTTCACAAAGTATTTAAAAACTCACTTGATATGAAAGCCCAATGGATTTTCAAGATACAGAGTACAATACTCATGGTATCTTCAACAATCTTCGCTGTTATGGTTTCTTTTGCCAACGTTTCAAATGGCAGTCTTTGCAATCGTGTCCTCTTGGCATCCGCAATTTTATTAAATTCGGTATGTATCCTTTTCGCAAGCATATCTTTATTCGAGAATCGAGCCATGAGCAATGCATTGTCTCGCATTTCCTATAATAAAATAGTGGAATATAGAATGGGAATCCTTGGAATTGATTCTTCTTCCTCGAAGCAATACGTTGAGCGTAAGCCCATCTTCGCATTTTGTGAAAAAGCGTCTTACGTTTCATTTCTGTTATTTGTTTTAGCTTTGACAGCATGCGCCATATACAAGATTTGTTATACATAATTCAAATCTTAATTAGAGGTGACGGGCGGACTCGAACCGCCGGCCTCATGGGAACCATGTGCTCTGCCTGACTGAACTACATCACCTGTTATATATCGTAAATTGAAATCCATGTTTCAACGGCCCTTACAGGTCTAGCTGATTATTTTTACAACGACACGAGTCTGACCCTTACTCACAGCATTATGTCGTTGGCAGATTATGCTTACTCCCGTAGTCCGGTTTGTGCAGGAGGAAATCTGCGAACTCCTAAATACCAAGATGTCAAAGAACTCTTCTCTGTGTGTTCCCGGTCGCCCACCCAAGAGCATACTGGGTGGCGGTTGCCCGCCGGTGGTTTGGTTTGACTTCGGTGAGGTTACGGCTTCTGTACAAGAGAATCTTTCAAGATGCCTGCTGTAATTGCTATGGATTCAAGGGCAGCCTCAAGAACTTTGCATCTTTTTTCTGCCTCAGTCCAGAATTTTGCATTCTGGTCGCTTTGAAATTTCAGCTCCTTGTTTTGGGCTTCAAGTTCTTCAATTCGTTTTCTTAATTCTTCTTCCATGATGATTGATATTTGATTGGTATGATTGAATTATCTGGTTGCATATCCATTGGCCATGTCACCTGTCGGGTTGGCGTACAGGCTTTTCATCGTGAGTCCTGATTTTGGCAGGCGGGGCTTGATGTTCTGTGAGTAGTTATAGTCTTCCATGGCAAGAATGGCGTCTATCCAAGCTTGTCGTATGGCTGATTTCAAAGTATATCCCTTATAAACTTTCATGAACGCCCATGCCCTCTGCATGATGGCTTTGCGGTTATATTTGCCATCCACAACTAACCTATAGTCGCGTTTTTTTGCGCAACTTTTATTACTATTCGATTGGATATGTGAACTATTATTCATATATTTGTTTATTGATTGATTGGTATTGCAAAAGTAATCCATAAATGGATAATTTGCAATCATTTGTTTGAGTATATTATCCATATTTGGATATATTAACTATTGATTGTATTGGTATGGTTGAAAGAATTAAGTCTATTATCAATTATTATAAGCTAACTGATAGAGCTTTTGCTATTAAATGTAACATTAAGCAGAATACTCTTAGTAGGCAATTGGGAGGTACTAGTGAAGTTAGTCTATCCACTATTGATGCTATATTATCCACTTTTGAAGATATTTCCTCAGAATGGTTGTTGCGCGGGAAAGGAACTATGTTACTTTCGGATGTAGAGCATGAACGGAATATCATACCTGACACTAACATGGAACGGATGAACCGACTTGTAGATACGATTGCGACTCTACAAGGTGCACTCAATGAGAAAGATAAAACAATAAAGTTGCTTGAAGAAAAGGTAAAGCGCTTGGAAACTGAATTGGCAATGGTTAAGAATGAATGGAAAGTAGGATAATATGCTTTCTTCTTCTTTAAATTTATTACTAGAAAATGCAATAATATATATGGATGAACAATTAAACCTACTGAGTATAAAAGAAGGTTTGCCTGGAATGCATAAAGATTTATGCTCTCATTATTATTCAGCATGTATGACTACTTTACACCGTGCAGGTCATATAGTAAATGGAACTATTTTACATCTTGATGGTAATAGAAAAGGTAGTATACCTTTATATTGGGAAGATTATTTTGACGAAACAATTGATCGCTCGTGGAAAGAAATTAATTACTGTACCGATCATGCAGCAGTTTGTATGTCTTGTGTATTAGCTATTCATGAAACAGAATTTACAATTGTGGAACGTTCATGTAAAGGGGATGGCTTTGATTATTGGTTGGGATATAAAGAAGATCATTTATTTAATCACGCTGCAAGATTGGAAATATCAGGAATATTAAAAGAAAGTAGAACTAATACCATTGAAAAACGTTTAAAAGATAAGATGAAACAAACAGAACAGTCTGATGAAACTTGTCTTCCAGCTTATATATCTATAATTGAATTTGGAAAGCCTAAAGCACTATTTATAAAAAAGTAA